CTAAATTTTCCCGTTTAACATGTCTATCTGGTCATCGTTCATCCGCACGATCCATTTTGAATATACGGTGTAAACCATACGCGCATTTTTATGCCCCATCTGGCTGGCAATGAACGATGGATTTGCGCCAGCTGATAGTAACCAGCAGGCATATGTATGCCGGGTGTGGTAGGGACTACGATACCTTACGCCTGATTTTCTCATGGCGCCCGGCCATGTCAGGTTTATCGTGCTCTGTGAATAATGTCTGCTCATTTCCCCTTCATCATGGTTGGGCACGAAGCAGAATCTCAGGCTTTGCTTTTCAATTTTCCCACGTTCGCGGTGGTAAAAGTCGATCTCTGCGGGCACCTTATTGCCAGTAAGTTCGAATTGCCTCGTTAACGCTTCCAGCGCCGGTTTTAACAGCTTTACGGTCCTCACCCCGGCGTTTGTCTTCGGTGGACCAAACTTCTTTGTGAGCGTCATTGTACGCTTAACATGGACCTCGCCATTTTTTAGATCGACATCCTCCCAAGCCAGACCGGTCAATTCACCATGACGTAGGCCGGTATAGACGGCAACCGACCAAAGGTTTAAATGCTGACCCTGCCAGTGCTTAGATAGCTCCTGAAATTCTTCTTTCAGCAATGGGTCTGGATCAAGTTCAGATGTCTTCAGACTCTTTATGTTCTCAAACGGCTTGTGCTGGATGTAGTTACTCTGGTGAGCGAAGCTGAGCATTCTGCATAATTGCCCCATGAAGGCGTTAACAGTTCTGACGGTGCGTTGCCCATCGGATCTGGCCTTAAATTCCCCTTCAAGTAATTTCTTCCTGTACAACAACATATCGTTTAGCTGAATTTCTTCAAGAGAAGTGCTTTCTCCGATAATTTTCGTGAAGAGAGTACTGACCGAGCGAGTAATCATCATCGTTGCCGGGCTGATCTCCACCTCTTTCACTGCGTGATATGCATCGCACAGCTCTCCAAAGGTTAAGACGCTCTTTACGGGCGTCGAAAACTTCTTCAGTGCTTTGCTTTCCGGAAAGCGCTCTTCGTATTTGAATGTACCCAGCTGAATTTCAGCGCATATCAGCGCTCTAAGATTGCCGGCTTTCTTGATGTTGGAATTGTTCACCGCCCAACCCTGCAAAACTTCCCTGCAGCGAATATTCTTATACTTGAATGATATCCTCAGTTTACCGTTGTGGATTTCAACACCGGTAGGAAAGCCTGCCATTACGCGTCCTTAATGAAATGGTTTATTTTGGGGTAGTTGTACCAGGCAAGTCCTTTCTCGGACTCTGTTCTGCCATCGGCGGTAACGTATTTAAAATGGATGCCGTTGACCCATGATTTAAGACGGTAGCTCTTGATTTGCCCACTTGAGAGCCCGGTTCTTTCGGTGAGTTTGGCCTCAACAATCCACTCTTCGTTAAAAATTACCTGTGACATAGTTCACCTCAGGTAACCGGCATCAGTATAAAGATGCCGGTTAAAAATAATTGATATTCCGATATCAGGAGGCCTGACCGGGTAAGGAACGGAGCCGACGCATGCCCGTCATTGCTGTAGCCACATAGCTCGCCTTACGATTCACCACTTCAACCCAAACTTTTACACCTTCAACTCTCACGGTGTAGGTCTCTTTCATCTTGCTTCGCCCGTAATCGCCGTATCGTTGCTGGTGCGCGGCGAGCGCGATGTCACATGCCTGGCGAGCTAAAGGGGATTGCTTACTGCCTCGATTGATCAGTCGCATGTAGTCTCCTTAAGGGGAGGGTTGCCCCTCCCAGTATCCTTAGGCCACGTATTCCGGTTTCATATCCGCCAGTGTGATGCTGAACTGATCGTGCAGCTCATCTCCCAGGTGCCGCTTTGACGATGCCAGCACGCGTTCGGCTTCCGCGAACCGCTCGGCGGCATCCGGCTCATCGGGCTGGGGCAGGGAGTTGATCGCCGCCTCCACCTTGTTGCGAGCATCTACAAGGTAGTAACGCTTCACCGCTTTGTTTTTCAGTTCAGTGAAGAGAGCTGAGCCTAGCGCCGCTTTAGCAGTTTCGATGTCTGCGCGTAGCGCTTTGGCGCTATCTACATCCTGAGCGGCCTCGATGCGGTCGCGGAAATCATCGGCCAGAGTGTTGATGTTGGAGGCGGACTCCTGCGCGCTTTGCGTGGTTGTAACTGTGTCACCAGAAATATCCGCCAGGTTCACGCGCTGTGGTGCCGGGTTGATCTCCCTCTCAGTTCGTGGTTCAACCTCGTCTGGGCTGTAGACACCGAGAATGACTTCAGGGCAGTACAGCCTGGCCCAGTACTTCACTGCGAGGTATGCGATCTGCTGCTTTGGTGCCGTCTTCCACAGAGGTGAGTTGCGGGTGGTGATATCAGCCAAATAGATGCTTTCTCCCCAAGTGATATCAGCTTCTCCGCGCAAAACGGCTCCGACCCGGATAAACAGACCTGACTCATCACGCGCATCTTTGTGTCCAGCGATCTTTTCCCAGTCTCCACCATATTCGTAATGGAAGCGGCCAACTATTGCGCTGGAACTGGAGATCACTGCGTTGACCAACTGAGCCTCGTAGCCCAGCACGCCGTTGACCAGGTGCGTTTTCTGCGCGACAGCGTAAGGGTTCATGCCCCACTGCATAGCCTGCATGACGATAGCCATACAATCGGCGGGTTTCCCCGCCAGGTGTTTGGGAACAGTAACGGCAGACTGCGCCATTAGTTCGGCAAACGAAGTCAACTGGCCAAGTGCCTGAACGTTGAATACTGCATTGCTGGCAGAGATGGTATTCGGAGCCTGCTCAGTTGTGATGATATTGGTATTTTGCATGGTCGGATCCTCCTTTAAGCCAGACGCAGCGCTTCAAGACGGCGCAGGTCAAAATCGTTCAGTTCGTCGGTGTAATCGTCGGTAATCGGTGCTGGCCACTCGCCAGTGTCGAAGCCAGTGGCGATAGCGCGCATTGATTTACGGTACTCAAGCATGCCCAGCTCCAGCAGTTCTTCAGATGCCTCAATGATGGCGATCCAGTGATAGTTCTCGTCTTTGTTGACGAAGATCCAGAAGAACTGGTCCAGCGCCGCGGTTTCACAGTACATGGCCGCGCTCAGGTGGTAATCACGTTCAATGATTTCTCTGTGAAGTCGGGCGCGCAGGCTTTCCTGCTTAACATTCCACATGCTGATAGTTTTCAGGTCAGCGCCGATACGCACGCCGTCCAGATCGATCTCGAGGTCAGGGCGCACACGTACTTCCAGACCGGTCTCCTCGTCAAAGCCGAAGTAGCTCACCTCAACGGCGCGGCTTGGGTGCTGGAGCAACATGCCAGCTGTTGGATGAGCCAGTAGTGCGGACTGAATGGCCTGGGCGGTTGCCAGCTGCTGGCGCGTAACCAGAATTTTGTCGCCAGGGTTGTCGCGCCACGCATCAAGCAGTTCGTCAGCGAATACCGCATCCGGCTTCACAGACTTCACCGTTTGGATCATCTCCGCTTTGGTACCGGAAACTTTGAGTGGTGCCGGTTTCTGCGCTTCCTGCGCCACCAGGTCAGGGTTGATGATAGCCAGCTGCTCCAGCAGCGCGTCACGGCTGCCATTGGTTTTAACAGGCACGGGCAGGGTGGCGTTGTACTCTTTGATGCATGCCTTCATTGCCGTTGCCGTCTGCTTCTGGTCTGCCTCGATACGTTGGAAGTCAGCCGGCAGCGCCATGTAGCTCTGCGCTGTTTCCTCCAGGCTTGCGCCCAGCGGCAGTTGCGCGGATAGTGTGGCGTTGTACTCTTCCAGCAGCGCTTTGATATCGTCTGTACCCAGCAGCGCAGGCAGACTGGCATTGTGTACGTCGATGAACTCGCGCAGTGTAGCGGTGGTGGTAAAAGCACCTTCAGGGATTTCCGGCTCCACACTGAACTCTTCAACGAGGTTTTCCGGTTGCAGGGCCAGTGCATGGACCAGGTTACCCATATCCAGTACTTTGGACGGCGCGCGCTGGATAGTCTTGGCGACGTGGCGCGCGTTGAAATACATCAGGCTCACACGGGCATCTTTAACCTGTGTGCTGCTGATCCCATTCGCGGCGTGATAAACGTTGTTTGGTAAACCTTCATAACGACCCGGTTCGAAGTAGGCAGGGTATTCGACAGCTGGTTCGTCCCGCCGCACTTGCGGCTCATTTTGTGTCGCTTCTGGCACACTCTGGTGTGCAGAATCGCTATTCTGGCTGGCATAATCCGTTTTTTGGTTGCCACCAGCCGATTCTTTATTAGCGAGGCTAGGTGCGGCAGCGGCCAGTATCTCTGCAGGCGCTACGGTAACTGCTTGCGTATCATCTGCATCAACGCCTTCGCCTGGTTGTACCGGATCATTATTTTCGACTTTCTCTGGCTGAGCCGCTTCCATCTGCACATCGCTGGTGGTCTCCGTTGCGTTTTCCGTTTTTACGACTTCATTTGAGGAGGTATTGATGGCCGGGTCGTTATTTCCACCCATCAAGCCTTCAATGGAGAACATGCCGCTGCCGAGATTCTCAACTTGTGGCTGTTGTGCTGCCGCTTCAGGTTCTGCCACTGGTGCAGGCAGCGTCAGTAACTCAACTGCGGAATTAAATTCAGTCGTCATCGTCTGGCAAACGAACTCGAGATGTGCAGCTGGTGTCAGGTGGATATTTTCCGGCGCGATGCGCACCAGGTTGAAGATTGCTGTGCGGTTAACTCCCAGGACGCCCGGCTGATTACGCAGGATGTTGCTCCATGATTTCCACGGCTCTTCTTTCTTCGTAACGATCTCTTTGGCGCGGCGCAGGATGCTGCCCGGGATCTCAAAGTGGTTGAAGTCCATCGGCAGCAGGGCGCAGGCAATCTCAAGATCGAGCGTGTCCATCGTATGATGCGCGCCTTCGCCACGGTCGGTAACATAGCCGCCATCAGCGTTAGTGCCGGAATCAGTACGCTGCACGCTGCTGATGCGGTTTCCGGCAGCCCATTCACGCGCCAGGATGCCACGGTCAATGTAATCAGTTTCTGCCCATATTTTGGTGAAACGGAGAACCAAAGCGAGTTCGTGACGCTTCTCCTGGCTGAATACCTTGCGAATGGCGTCGGTGTAGCGCCACAGGTCTTTGGTATCGTAGCCCTTAATCTCTTCGCAGTTTTCTGCCGCCAGCAGCAGGTTCTGGACGTAGCTGTTGTCAGTGTCCATCTCCAGCGCGCTGATAGTTTCGTACTCTTCACGGATGAGGTGGTGGCGAATTTGGTCCGCTGTCAGTTGAGACAGCAGTTGTTTACGGAACGGCATTCTGCACACTGGATAACGGGTATTTTCATCATCGTGCTCGCCGATCTGGATACCGTCATCAGTTGCGAGATGCTGACCAGTTGCGACCCCGGCGTTGCTGGTGCTAACTGATTTGAGAAGAGTAAGCTTTCCGCTTCTCCACTCTTCAACTAACTGATTGCGGTCGCCGGCATCTGCTCTCGCCCAGTGAGCCATGAAAGCTGCAAGCAGCTTTACTTCATGCTCTTCGTCTGTTTCGAAAATTTCCTTAACAGCCTGAACCAGTTTCCACTCAGCGTTCAGGCTGAGTTCTGCAACTTCAGGGATGTCGTTTTTCGCCAGCAGCAGGTTCTGGAGATAAGTGTTGCCTTCATCCAGAGACATTTCGCTGGCAGCCAGCTGCTGCTCTTTGGTGATGTGTGACTGGTATTTGTCGCAGGTCAGGTGGATGGCAAAACGGACCGCTGGAGTGCGGTTTTCAAGAGGGACACTTTCGACGGTAGTTTCGACTTTAACGGTCGGTTCCGGTGCGGCAATTTTGTCCACGACACCAATCGACTCAGCACCAGCCTTTGGCAGCCAGGTACGTCCATCATCCTGGAGTGCGTAGCGTTTGCACCAGGTGTAATCCACTGTTTTTTCTTCCGGCAGATCGTTGTAAACAGGGAAATCGGTGCGAACTGGTTTGGCGTAATCCTTACCGCGTCCGGTTTCAATACCTGCATCTTCCAGCTCAACATCGAGTTGCAGGTTGGCACGGGCTTCTGATTTCGCAGTGAACCATATCACTGCGTCTTCTTTGCCAGATTTCTGCGTAGCCTTCACTACATAGAAAAATTCCATGTGAGATCCTCTTTTTTGGATGTAAGATCCCTGGGCCAGAGATAGCGCCCATTGGGTGAACTTTGGTTTTGTGTAGTTTTCCGGTGTAACTTTGGTCGGTGTCACCGGACGTACGGGCCGCCTTGCGCGGCTTTTACGTTACGCCTCGTGGGCCATCTGATCGTACGAAGCGCAACGTTCAGAACAGTATTCTTTTTCCTTGCGCGCCAGCTGTGCGCCGTTGCGATAGAGAAGGGTACTTTTGACTACTTTCTCCGGTTCAACCGGCTTGCCGCAGTACCCGCATTTCGTTGAGTTACACATCTGGATTCCCCTTTTGCGCCAGCAGGTAGCATAGGCGGCGAAGAATCGCCTCGATGAAGTTCAGCTTTACTGCCTGTTGCCGTCCTGGTTTGCGTGCGAAATCAATCATTCTCACCCTCGTTTGCCTTATCGCCGGCCAGCGGAACGTTTACACCTGATGCGCGTTAATCTCTCCACCTCATCCGACTATTCGTATGCCGTCGGCGGCTACTTCATGGGCGTCCTGCCTTGGTGGGGTGTGGTGCTTCTTGGTGATTCAAATTAAATCACCGGTTTATATGAATGTCAATCATGAGTTTGTGTTGGGTGTAAATCTAGGGTTTATATGAGGTGTTTTATTAGACTAATAGCCTAGTGAGGGGAAAAAACTAATTCGATAGGTCCAAGAAGGAAGGATAAAGGTAGCTGATGAATGAGTTGGCGCGATAGTGGATAAAAAACCCGGCTTCGGAGCCGGGTTGGTGAATGCTATTGATCTAATTCGATCATGGTAAGTACAGATTGAGCCAAGTTTTGATAAACCCTATTAGCTTCCTCAATATTCACTTTTATACCATTTTCCTTACCATTTTTTTCCCACATCCATCGTGCACCAGTCCAGTTTCCATCCTCTTTAGTAAGCTCGAAAATGGGTTTAGACAAACTTTGAGAAACAGGTACTAAACCGCTAAAGTTCTGCACACCTGCTAGATGGAATGGAGCATCGTGCGTAACTGCTTTCGTAAAAATTGCATCTGAAATAACCATTTCTGACGCACTCAATGCAGGTATTAATTTTTTATTAGCAACAGTTTTGATGCGTTCAAGCCAGTCGCTATAAGCTTTTGACATCTGCTTAGGTTGTTCTACATCTTCTCCGTCAGAAGAACTGCTGCTAGTAGTATAGATTCTGTAGTTCTGAGTTATAAAGCCAAGCATTTTGGGATTGGCTTTTGGGAGCGGATGATCCCCTCCAACCTTAAAGGGGGAAATCTCATTGGCCCACTTCGGTAGTACATTACTTAGCGAATCAATAGCTTGGTAGCAATAAAAATCAGGAGAAATAGGTATAATAAAGTAATCAGAACTCATCAAGATACACTGATTAGTTGATGACACGCTTGGGCTCATGTCCACTAGCACAATATCGATACTATGCTCATCGGCGATTTTCCTAACTAATTTATTGAAAGCACCAACGAATTTTCTCAACACTGGGAGTGTATTGCTACTTGTCATCGCTGTCGCGATTTGTGTATCAAGTTCAGAAAACCTTATGTTTCCGGCTAAAATGAATAAGTTAGGATTATCAGTCCCTGTAATAGGAGTCGTGCCAATTGTTGTGTGCGGCGTGCTTTCTAAAGAAAACTCTGGCGCAAGACTATTGAATAGATCTGTATTTTGCTTACTGTCATAGAATTGGACCAGAGATTCATAATCATCTAAACCTAACGTCAGTCCAGTTAAGTTGCACTGAGGATCTGCATCGATGATGAGTACTCTTTTCCCAAGCGCAGCTAGCTTCCAGCCGAGATGGAAAACAGTTGTTGTTTTACTTACCCCACCTTTATGGTTAAAAAGAGATATTACCTTAGCCACTATATTTTCCTTTAGCGGTAGAATGTTTATCTCATTATATGATAAGTGGTCATTTCGTTCTATTGTGAACATTATGAAATGATGGCTGAATCCAATAAATTTAACTGCGAGGGCATGTATCTACTTAACTAAGCAAACTATCCCAGTTATTGATCTGCACTCTTGATTCTACCTTTCATGTATTTCTCATATAACTTGTCCAATTCTTTTAGGCGAAGCGCGAAGATACGAAGCATGTTTTGCTTCTCTTCGTCCGGCAATTGGCGATAGAGCTCTAGCAGGCGCTGCTCATCAGGTTTAATGCCATCTTTTTCACCTACATCTTCACCGAGAAGCCAAGCAACCGAGATACCTACGGAATCGGCAATAGCAAGAGCTGATTTCTTACTGATTACGCCTTTTTTGAACCAGCCGTTCACTGCCTGAGGAGTTACTCCGGCTATACGTGCCATGTCTGCTTTGGTGATGCCTCGGTTAGTGATTTCCGTAAGGCGTTCCACCAATAATAGGTTGGGTTCTTCTTTTCTCATCTGACCATTGTAAACGTTTGGTTTACACATACAATAAACCTGTAATTTGATATTTTTGTAAATCTGTGGTTTACTTTCGTTGTCTATACGTAGGAGAAGCACATGTCCGCACTCGATAAAGCAATTAAAGCCGCTGGCTCAGCCAGAAAGCTCAGCATCGCGCTTGGTGTGACGAGTATGTCAGTAAGTCATTGGAAGAATCGTGACCAGGGGATCGTCCCGCCAAGCTACATCTTCCCAATATTCAATATGACAGGCGTAACTCCACATGAATTACGCCCAGATCTCTACCCAAATCCAACCGACGGTTTACCTAAACAGGAACCTTAACAATGCAAACTGTTTCATTCCAACAGAGTAGCAGAGCTTCTTCTAACCCACTGATATTCACGTGTCATCAAAGCGAATCGACAGCCCAGGGTATTGATCATCGCGATATTTGCTCTGCGGTTCGGGCTTGGGCTGCGGCAGAAGGGCGAGTTTCTGTTGCACTTCAAATCCAAGAAGCGGCGGAAGAACTTCTACTTGAAGGCATTGATATCTCAGGCCAGGCCGATGTCTGGAACGTGAAGCTGTTCCGGTGGCTGGACAACAAAGAAGACTCCGCATCGTACAGTAGGAACGTAGAGCAGCTGGTGCCCGCGATCATGTCTGTATTACCGCTTCGATACCGCGACCGTGTCGTAAAGAACGACTCGTTTGCGTATCGCATGGCCAGATTGGAAAAAGAGGTGAGTGAGGCGAAGCAAGCTTTGATGCTCGATGCACCGAAGAAGGAAAAGCTGAAGGAGTTAGGTGAGGGGATTTTTGAGATGTTCCGTGTCGATCCGGACCTAACGGCGCCGTTGTTGGCGATGGTAACAACCATGCTGGGGGCTATGTGAAGACTTCAAAAATGGCGAAAGCCGGTCTGCGCGAACAGAACCGACTTTCTTACGCATCAGTTGTTAGGCAAATGCGGAGCTAAGTATGTCAAATACCGCCGAAATTATCAATTTTCCCAATCAAACCGAACAACCGGGAGGTCGTATGGCCGACCTGTCGAACGGGTATACCAAGATCGCCAATGAGATCCAGAAGCTTAAGCCTCGCCTGAGATTATCAGGCCGAGAATGGCAGTGTTTTGAGGCGGTGATCTGGCTTACCTACGGCTGGAATAAGAAACAGGACCGAGTTACGAACACGGTGATCGCTGAGCTTACAGGGCTGAGTGATTCGCATGTTTCCGATGCGCTCAAATCCCTCACAGAACGCAAAATTATCTTCAGTCAAAAGCAGGGCGTAATGAAAATTGTCGGTATAAATACTGACCTTTCCGCCTGGATTTTGGACAAACCGAAAACGGGAAAAGTCTTCCCGAAATCGGGAAAAGTGTTACCGAAAACGGGAAAAACCTTCCCGGAAACGGTAGACACCCAAGACTATAACAAGAACAGTAGTAAAAGATCCTCGTCTCGGAATTCTGAAGAATCCCGAAACCAGAAAACTCAAGAGTTTCTCTCTCGCCACCCTGAAGCTGCCGATGGGATATACACTCCGGCAGGTAAATCATGGGGAACGGCTGATGACCTCAAGGCCGTTCGCTGGATTTACGACAAGCTTCTCACCGTTAATGCGTCGCTATCTGAGCCAAACTGGGCTGAATGGGCAAACACCATCAGGCTAATGCGTGTCCAGGACAATCGTACTCACTACGAAATCTGTGACCTGTTCCATTGGGCCAACCGGGACGAGTTCTGGAAAGACAACATCCTGAGCCCTTCTAGTCTACGCAAGCAGTGGGATCAGCTCACCACCAAACGACTGCGCACAACCGGAGCGGCAAAGCCATCCCCGGGCAACATCGACCTGCATAACACCGACTGGATTGACGGGGTGCTGGAATGAAAAACCTTGCCGAGGGTATTCGCAATTTTGACCGCGAACAGGCACGCCATGTGGCGCACAATCTGCCTGAGCAGTACAGCGAAAGGGAACAAGCGCAGCAGGTGGCGCAGATTATCAATGGCCTGTTCGTACAGTTGGCGGCCGCGTTCCCTGCAAGCCTGGTTAATCGCAGCCAGGAGGATGTGAACGAGATCCGCCGTCAGTGGGTGCTGGCTTTCAAGGAAAACGGGATTACAGCCCTGGAGCAGGTTGAAGCTGGTATGCGCATGGTACGTCGACAGGAGCGACCGTTCCTGCCTTCGCCTGGCCAGTTCATCAAGTGGTGCAGGGAAGGGCGCTGGGTGCTGGGGATCACCACCGCAGACGTGATGGCTGAATACTGGAAGTGGCGCAAACTGGTGTTTCGTTACCCGAGTAGTGAGCAGTATCCGTGGCCGAAGCCGGTTTTTTACCATATTTGCCTCGAGCTGCGGCGCCGCGGAACTGATGGTCAGTTATGTCAGAAAGAGCTCGAGCGTGAAGCCAGTGACATTCTGGATATGTGGGAAAAGCGGGTGCTGGCCGGGAAGCCGATCCCGCCTGTTCGTAGGGCGTTAGCGGCTCCAGTTACTTCGAAGGGGCCAACACCGGCAGAGCTTTTGAAAGCTAAATATCAGCGGATGAAAGCCGATGGCAGGGCGTAGTGAGGAAATGGTCTGTTATGAGCGAGGAGCAGAAGTTCACAGTTGATCTCGCAGCCAAATAGTCGCATTACTTACATTGTTGTGTGTTAATCAACGGGAAGCAGATCACAATATGTGATAGGTATTAGCGACAAGGAGTAAACTTTGGCTAAGGTTACGAGAATTCAGGCCGGGCAGTATGCAGAGGATAATGGGGGATTTATTGTTAGGATGGTTTATTGTTGAGCACTACAGGGCGTTTAGGGTTGTTTGATAGGTTAAAGGTCTAGTAAACGTTAAACCTTTTAAAAGAATGGCGTTAAAGATACATATGAAAAGGAGGGGGAATGGGAGCAGCAATAGCAAATACTACAAGTCTTTCACCAAGGGTATTTCTGAAAGCTAGAAGACCTGAGCGTTTTTCAGACTCAATAATAAAAGAAGTAGGTAATCTAGATCGTTCTTTTTTGGAATTTCAGCTATCTACGCTAAACAGACGAAATATGGAGTTGGCATTTGAAAATTTTGCTAAAAAACTCTGTGAAAAAGTCATATGTCCCAATTTGCTGGAGCAAACAGGTCCGGTTGCTGGTGGGGATGGGAAGGTAGATACGCAAACCTTTCCCGTATCAGAGCAATCTAAAGTTCTTTGGTATATTGGAATTGATGAAAATTCCAATAATGAACGATGGGCTTTTGCAGTAAGCACACAAGAAGATTGGAAAGCTAAGTGCAGGAAAGATGTCCGGAAAATAAAAGCCACTGATAGAGGTTACAAAAAAGCATTTTGTGTAACAAATATGTATGCAAAAGCTAATCAGCGAAGCGAGTTGGAAGACTCGTTAAAGAAAGAAACTGGAATTGATGTAAGAATCCTAGATGTCTCTTGGATACTAGATCAAATATTTACCAATGGCTATGAGCAATTAGCGATTGATTACTTGTCGATTGATATAAATTGGCGCCGAGAAATTGAAATCGGAGTTAATGACTACGCTAGAAATGTAAGACTGAATGAGCTCGAAGAATCAATAAAAAATGAAATAGACACTAGTAAAGTGCTCCCTCATCAATTGAATTGGTTATTAGAAGTCGCTGTATTGTCAAAGGAACTCGAAAAACCCTCAATTGAAACGCAGGGTCTTTTTCTGAGAGCTATTAAGGCGGCTGAGAAATTCGGAACAAATTTCCATAGATTTAATGCTCATTATCAGTATGCTTGGGCTGCCTATTGGTGGTTTGAAGACATGGCTATATTTGGCGAGCAACTATTGTCATGTTTGCAGATAGCGAGAGGAATTGGTCAATCAGGCCAATGGGGAGATACAGTATCTCTTCTTGGCCTCTATTCTAGTTACTATCGAGATAGTGAAAGTGATTTGGATATCGAATCACTTCTTTCAGAGGCAAGAGGTGAACTAAATAAGCTTGCAGAAAAGGATGAGCGACCCAGTAATTCCTTGATGTCAAAGATCTATATTGAATTACTAAATTTGCATTCCATCAAGAATATAGGTCAAGCCTCATCCATATTTTCATCAATGCACGAAATTATGAAAGAAGGTGAGAATTTAGTAGGTTTCTCATTTAATGAAGTATCCGACTTGGTTACCGAATTAGATAGTTTATTTAGTGAAATAGAAAGTTATGAAAATTTACTTGACTATATCACAGAGTATACCTCACGTCGTGAGGGAGAAATTAGGGGCGCAGTTCTCTGGCTAAAGAGGGGCGCAAGGCGCCTAGAATCTAACGAACCATATCAATCAATAAAGCTAATTGGCAAATCTCTTGGATCGCTATACAAAAAAGAATCCCAAAAAGACCTTTATACTGCATTAAATATTCTTTCAGCGGCTTACGCGAAAGTTGGATTACTTTGGGCGTCGCGTGCGAATTTATTGCTCGCCGCATCAATAGCTACAAATGAATTTTGGCGTAGCGGAGACGTTCTATCTGCCCAAGTGTATGCATATATGCGGCTTGCTAAAGTTGAACTTCAATTAGGCCGATTAAATTACGCTCTCGCATGGTGGGAGTTGGCATCTGTTGTCTCGTCTCAGGTTGAAGAAGATACTATATCAGAAACTGAATACCTTTCTTTTGATGCATACTTGTCTCAATGCATACTAAATACCCCAATTAATGGGTTAAGCTCAATTCAATGCTTACCCGATTTTTTAGATAAGGCGCAACTATTCGTTAGTAGATCTATGTTGTTATATTCATTAGGTCATGAAGATCTTGTAAAAGAAGAATACGAATTGAATATGGACAACGAGTATATAGATTATCTAAAAATGGTCAGAGATATAAATTTAGGTGCACCTGTACCAGAACTAATTAATTGTGATGAAAGATATGGTCACTTGAAAAGTTACGTTATGGGGTGTGAAATTAGAGTTTCTTTTCCATTTAGAAGTCCTTTGGTAGAACTAGCAGAAACACTACTTTCTGTCTTAGAAAGTTTTTTATCAACGGGAATGGTTGATCAGGTATTTGTATATGAGTCTCGCCTTGAAATTGACATTACAGCAGATGACGATGAAGAAATTGAGATATCACATGAAATTGATGATATAAGTGGCACTCTTAAAATGAATGTTCTGTGTTCATCATTTACCCCTGATATGTTAAACGTTTCTGGGCAAATAATTATTCAAAGATGGCTTCATAATTTTGTAATTGACGTATTCTCCCGCATTGTCAGGTTTAAAAATACAGATAGAACTCTGGAATCTATGCTTGGAGAAGATAGGGCTCTAGAGCGTTCCGTATCATTTGGATCATGCTTTGTTGGTTTACAAAACATAATGGGTAATGATGCCGTTAATCATATTAAGTCTCTTCTGCGTGATTCTGAATACAAAAAGTACGCCATGCTTCGCTCTTCGCCATGGGATTCTAGCTTTCCAAAGTCTAAACCGGCGACCAAACCATTGACCGATTTGAAGCCTGGCAAGGGAAAACCACCAAAAGGGTTGATTGATGGTGAAAGCTTGTCCCATAACGATATGAAGGTACAGGATCTTATCAAAATAAGGTTGTGGGATAGAACTGTATGGCGTGGGACTGGATATGCAATTTATCCTAATGGAGACATTGAATTAACTTTACTTTTTGAAAATGAACAAGCTGCAGATGCTATTTTTGCAGATTTAGAAAATGAAATTGGTAGTGAAGACAGTGAAGATCGATTAAGAATATCTGTTATAAGAAATATTGATCGAAAAAACCCTGCACATTACAGAGTTTGTATTAGTGAAAACCTCACTTTTGACTCGAACAAAACTGTTCAGATGGTTGCCAGAAAAAACACAATGACCCCTTCGACATCCGAAAACCTGAACAGGTTTCTATCTGCATTTTTCGAGAGAAAAAGTTATATTTTGAGCTATGCAGCAGTTAAGGATGGACGGATTATAGAGAACTCATTAGTGAAGAGGAAATCAATCCGAAAATTTGATATTAATGTTTTAGAAGCATGGAAGATAGGGCCAAATGATATAGAAGTAATGGCCATTCATTCAGATGACGACCCTCTAATTCCAGAAGGGGTAAGTAATGCTCCTATAATTGAGTCTCTAAAAAGGAAGTTTAGTCAGTGAAACCTTATAATAAGTCAAAACAGGCGAACTTCGCAAAGTTGTCACATTTTTTGTTTCAAAAAAGCCGCCATCCCCGCCAAGTCGGCGTTTGAGACGTTATATTTTAGAGGTGCATATGAAAATTGATAATAATTTAAGATGTAAGCTTGAATCAGCATTCGATGGAAAAATTATTCGGATTATGGAGGGGGACTCTGGTAGGGTGTTTTTAGTTGAAAATAATTTCACTGTACCAAAATTTTCAGCATACAAAATGTGCAAGAAACGAAGCGACCACTATACCAAGTTATTTCTTGAAGAGGCGGAAAAGTGGAACTCAATTTACAGCAGAAATATCATTCCAATTTATAAAATTGTTGAGATTGACGAGGTCTTATACATTTGCATGAGGGATGCTTCTTCAACACTTCAAGACATATTATTGAGTGGTGTTGACTCAATTACAGCTTACATAATTACACTGCAATTATTAAATGGTTTGATGGACATGGAAGATGGCGGGATTTTATATCATCAGGATTTTAATCCACCGAATATTTTAATTGAAGATCTAGGGCATCGCTTTAACATGCATGGAACGCCATTATTTCTTTCGGAAAATAAAGAGCCATTCCCTCCATCGAGTATTCATAATTCTCATAAGTATCGAATTATGATATCGGATTTCGCAATGTCAAATTATTACGTAAAAGATCATGAGAAAGGAAAGCGTGGAGGGAAGTATGGATATATTGCACCTGAGCAATATCCTATGGGACCAAGTGGTTTTTCCCCAGATAAATTTTCCTTAGGTGTGATTATGTGCATGTTATTCTCTGGTAAGCATCCGAATGGAGATGGTTTATCTCACGTTTTTAAACTGAGTAGTGATACGAGTTGGGAATTGAAAAATTGGACTTTGCATGGCGAACGATTGGTTGATGTAGGGAATAAAATAATAAAGGAGCTCATATTAAACCTTCTTTCTGTTCAACCAAGCCATAGAACAAACTATAAAAAATGTTATAAGAAAGTCTACTTGGAATTTTCAAAATTCGACCATCATAATGCAAAAATATTCTCAGAATATAATGAATATTTTAAAGGTGATTATTCTATTCAAACTATCAATAGACCGAAATTACTAGTAAAAAAGATATAACAAACGTTCAAGGAATCAACCTGTAAGTATCCCTGCAAAACGAACCATCAACTTATAGAGGGTCTCTGGCATACCAACGTCCGCTCCTGGCACAAAGCTGACATCCCAGCCTGTGTATGACCGTAAAAGCTACCTTCACGTGATAAGCCGCTTCGGGTAATGACGAGGCGCTTGTGCGACATGCTGAAAGACCTACTTCGATGTTTCCTGAAAGTCTGATTTGCCCAGGCTAAACGACCCTTAGAAATTTCTATGGCGAAATAATCACATAAGTCTTCTCCACTGTGTGTTATAACCGAGTTACAAATCGCCACCACTGGCGGTTAAGAGGCATCTCATGAAACTACGTATCACAAGAGCAATCGGCCTCAGCAAGTTCTCGCCACGTTGGATTAAGGTTATCTGTTTACGGTTGACTAAAAACGATATTGAGCGCTCCCTCAACGCGCTTCTGGCCACAATTGATGAATCTGAACTTTCTCCGGAGCAAGTCAAAGCATTAAGGGAATGTGTTGACAGAATTAATCTGGCAAGGGGGAAGGGGATGCAGGTGTAAGTTCTTTCATATAAATATAATTTCTTTACCATATCGAACTATACGCTATGCCTTATACGCATAAATCAAAAGGCTAGTTGTCGTCACTCCTAAATTGAATTACATGGAAGCAAAGTACTTATACATTAGTAAAAATATTGAGTTCGATAAGATAAGTAATTAAAATTAAATTAATTTTAATTTCCGTAGCCAAATCATCAACAATTTTACTGAACAATATCCCTGGTTAACAGTTAACGTGCTTCTTCTATTTACTATGTTCGCTGTAAAACCATGCCTAAAAAGACATTTAGATATGAAGTAATAAACGCAAAGCAAGCTACCGATGGTTACGAACAAGACAAAACAGCTTTTTAAAAAAGCTGTTACCTATTTATTTCTGAATTAGTTCTTATTACTTAATGACAATGGCGCTGATTGGTATTTTTCTTGTTATGCTTTTAGATTTTGCTAAATATAAAATGTCATCTGCAACTCCTTTATAACCAGGGTATATAGTAGATTCTGAAAAATTCATTGCCCTAAGCAAGTTATTTATCTCAATGGAGTGTTTAGCTTTGATTTTTATTTTTACCAGGACGTCCTTTAGAGATATCTTATTGTCTTCGTTTCTTTCAGGCCCTTCTGAATATTTTTTTATTTCATCAGATATGGCGGAGTCAATACCATAGCTTCTATTAAAAAATATATTATCATACGACTCATCATCAATTGACGAATTATCGTCTATGAGACTATTTAAATACTTAATTGTCAATTTCCTCATGTTTGTCATATCACCTGTTTCGATATATGTGAAAAGCCCTCGTTGCGAGATAACGTTATCATTCCATTGATAGTGTGGGTTGTAAATCTTTAAGGTTGAATTGTTTTTGTCTAAAATTTTAGATAATGTTTTCAGGTTAAGCATCCAAACAGATATGTAGTCTTCATCCACAAATGATTTTTTAATTTTATTAGAAGCGAAATAAGCAGCTATTTGTGGGTTATATGTCCAGTCGAGAAGTCGAGTTGGCAGTCCATAATGCTGTGCTAAAGCGGCGACTTCGGCAACTTCCTTGCTCATCCATGTTTCCAATCGATAAAGACGCATTAACGAAGTGGCTAAAACACTTTCTTGTTCCATGCTATGTGATAATATTTTAGATTTTGGTACGTATAATCCGTGAGAATTTGCCTTTATATAAAACCTTCTTAAAACATCAAACTCAGCATTAATCTGATGAGTTTTAAGAACTTTACCAGAACTAATTATATAATTTACTGAGTCATAGAATTTGTCTTTTTTTTTAAAGCCCCTAACTGAAATATCAAATACACTCTTGCCTGGTTTGTCAATTCTGGCAGCTGAGGGTATCAATTTATAAAGATCATTTGAATGGCCACGAAAAACATAATCGCTTATATTAAATTCTGAATTCCATGGGGTAAGGTGGTTTAGAAATTGACGTGGAGTTTGACAAACGATTTCTCTATAAAAATCAGTTCCCATTTTACATCCTTAAAGAAAATATTTTGATTACAACAATCTAAGAGTGATTACTGTATTATCCAGCATATGGTCGCCGGAAACATTACACTGTGTATAGACTTCTGTCGATTGATGATCATGTAACTTTTAGTTACATGTCACAAGTTTTAGGTGCTTTCTTTTCAAAGCCTTCGATACATAGCAAGCAACGAGAAGGTTTTAACACTGAGGGTTGGATCATTCACTATTACAATCATGGACTGAAAAGTAAAGAATCGCTTAATAATTCACCTTTGAGGCTCATATGATATTGGTGTAGCTTTCAACCTGCGGTGTCGGCCCTTGTGTGCTTTGTTCCTATCAATCATTGCAAAATCCGTAACATAAGTATATATACTGTACGTATATACAGTGTTTCGTTGCGGAGGGTAAATGAAAATCGAGCTAACCAATGATTGCGTGAAGAAACTACCTGATGGAGTTATACCTGTGCTTGAGTCAGAACTGCTCAAAAGGCTCAGCAAACAGTTCGATTATTGCCAGCTTACGATTAAGCGTGTCAGTAATGATGGTTCGACTGTTTTGGGGGGCGACAAGAAAGAGTTCGAACATATCGTGCAGGAGACCTGGGAAAGCGCGGACGAGTGGTTTTATTAAACGCGTGATTTTCACTGGAGCAGTTTCAAAGAGTATCGCTGTTTGCGTTCCCCTGGCTGTTCCCGATTACTGTTTACCGCGTCAATAAGTCGCTCTGGGGGAAATAGTGTGTAGTGCAGATGCCTTTAATGCAGATGATCAATGGTACGACGTGGTCAGAAGGGCCGATAAAGCAGTTATCTATAGCTTCCCGGCGGAAGGGAGATATCTGGTTTATCGAGTAAATGGAATAGTTTCATTAAGACCGTTACTCGAAGAGGAAGAAATCTTCACTCTCAACGGGTTCATGCAATTTGCAAAACGGCTTGGGTACCGAATTACACCACCGTCTGATATTATTCTTTCATAGGCCTGAACAACCTATACCTGATGCGCCACGGAGAGAACCATGGCGCTCGAATTACAACTTATCAAACACCACTCAGGAATACTGATCCCGGCAACGCCCGAGACCAGCGATATCCTGCAATCCAAAACCCGGCTCGGTGATGTTCTTGTCGCCGAGTTCAGGCGGGTACGAAATCCAGCGTTTCATCGCCGCTTCTTCGCGCTTCTCAATCTCGGTTTTGAATACTGGGAACCAACCGGCGGGGCTATCTCGAGTAACGAGAGGAAGCTGATCTCAGGCTACGCAAAATTCCTGGCTTCTTATGGCGGGAATGAGGGCGCGCTGATCGATGCTGCTGAGCAGTATCTGGAACAAGTGGCCTACCGCTGGGTCACGAATGGCATTAGCCTGTGCAAATCCTTCGATGCTTACCGCTCTTGGGTGATCGTCGAGGCAGGGCACTTTGATGCCATTCAGCTACCTGACGGAACACTCAAAAAGCATCCTCGTAGCATCTCATTCGCCAACATGGACGAACTCGAGTTCCAGCAGCTTTATAAGGCTGCGCTGGACGTTCTCTGGTGCTGGATTCTGTCTCGTTCATTCCGCAACCTGGACGAAGCCGAGAATGTCGCCGCTCAGCTGCTTGGCTTCGCGGGGTGATGGGGATGAAATTCACATGGTTCCATCACACTGATTGCACAACCCAGCAGGCCGAAGAGCTCATGGCGGAATACCAGCGCCGCGGCGTAAAGGTAGAGCGCAGCCTGAACTCAGACTATCTCACCTGGACCGTCAGCGTTCGGTTGCCGGAAAGCAAAAATCCACCGCGCACCGATCGACGGTGGCGAAACCGGATGTGGGGGTGAACGTGAAGACTTATCAAATCACGTTACCCTGGCCGCCGAGCAACAATCGCTATTACCGACACAACCGAGGGCGGACGCATATTAGCGCCGACGGCGTCGCCTATCGGAACGCCGTGGCCATGATTGTTCGCAAAAGTCTGCTGAATATCCGCACGGCCGCACCGCTCAAAATGCGTATTGAATGCCACATGCCTGACCGCCGGCGCCGCGATCTGGATAACCTGCAGAAAGCTGCATTCGACGCTTTAACCAAGGCGGGATTCTGGCTGGATGACTGCCAGGTTGTGGATTATCGCGTTGTGAAAATGCCTGTCGTTAAGGGCGGGAAATTAGAACTCACCATTACCGAGCTGGAGACCGCATGAATCTCGAAAATACACTCAAATATCACTTCGCCAAATCGACAATGATTAGCGACTCTCCGCGTGCAACAGCGTCTGACTCATTAACCGGAACGGATATCATGGCCGCTATGGGCATGACGCAGGAACGGGCCGCCATGGGTTACAGCGCCTTTCTGGGGAAGATGGGTATCAGCAACAATGACCGGGAGAGAGCGATCGAAATGCTGGCCCAGTACGCGCTGACTAAGTGCGATCGGGTTGCTGCACTTCGCAAACTGGATGCCAGGGTTAAGCCATTAGTGATGCACCAGCTGGCCACCTTCGCGTTTGAGGACTATTCCCGCAGCGCCGTCAGCGTGAAGCAGTGCGATGGCTGCAATGGGGAAGGGTTTATTGACGCTGAGGTATTCAGCATGAAGTCTTACACTCCGGCAAAAGAGAAGAAGTTCGTGAAGATGTCTTTGCACATGGGTGTCGAGAATGTTCGACCTTCTGATTATGAGGTGTGTAGGCAGGTCATGGAGGTAGCGCGCGCTCTATGCCCTCAGTGTAAGGGCAAGAAGGTTGTAAGTTGCGCCTGTAAAGATTGCCATGGACGCGGGAAAGCCGTTAATCAGGCTCTTACAGAACGGCAGGGCGTTCCTGTTCTGGCCGATTGTAAGCGCTGCAGCGGGCGCGGATATGAGCGAATCCCTTCCACTGAGGCATATGCCGCGGTGTGCAAGATTACAGATGCAATCAGCCTCGATACCTGGAAGAAGACTGTTAAGCCATTCTACGATCAGCTCATCACCAAGTTTGATATCGAAGAAGCATGGGCTGATGTGCAGCTCAAGCAGATAACAAAATAGGGCTTTATTTTATCGTGAGCTATTTACTTTTCCCGAATCTGTGGTAATTTTGGTCTAACGATGGGTTATTGCCTTCGTTTAAAGCCCTGCGGTTAACACCGTGGGGCTTTTTTATGTTTTTCCATAGCACACTTCTGTACCCGTGTGATTCTTCCGTAATTATCTTTTAACTAAAATCGCTTTACCATTTACATGTGATTCGATTTTATATTGTCTTAATTTTTTAATGGCCGATATGGACCCTGCTCCAGTCGCAATCGCAATTGCTGCCGTGGTTGCTGGTAATCCAATGCTGGCTACTGCAGCCGGTGCAGCAATCATTGATAATGCGGAGCTAGTTCCTCCCGTCGCGGGTGTCATAGCAAATGCTGCATACGCGATGCTAATTGCGCCAATAGCAATAGCCCATGTAACTGCGCCGCTGGCGACGATTTTTACAGTACCCTTCGTTATATCACCAGTGACTTCTATTTTGTTTGAACCACAGGCTATTGCGTTTGCAAGGTCTTTGTAAGTAGAGACTGTCTGCATAAAAATTTCCCAGAGTAAATGTTCATATCATTATCGGTAGAACACCCATTCAGCTTTAGTCATATCGGCTAATCGCCTAAAAACTTTCAACACCCGCTAACTACGCGAGGTGAGAGTATGTATCGCATGGACAAACTAACAACAGGCATTGCCTATGGTGCATCAGCTGGAAACGCCGGATTCTGGATGTTCCAGGTGCTTGATAAGGTCAGTCCATCTCAATGGGCTGCTATAGGTGTGCTAGGGAGTCTCCTCTTCGGCCTACTTACGTATCTGACGAATCTGTATTTCAAAATCAAAGAAGATCGGCGTAAAGCCGCCAGGGGTGAATAATGGGAAACAGAGCAAAGCTAAGCGCTGCCGTTCTGGGACTAATTCTCGCTGGCGCACCGGCATCTGTCATCCTCGATCAGTTCTTGAATGAGAAAGAGGGTAACAGAACGACGGCGTATATAGATGGCTCCGGGATATGGACGATTTGCCGCGGCGCCACTATGGTTGGCGGCAAACCCGTTGTACAGGGCATGAAGCTGACGCAGTCCAAATGCGACGAGGTAAATTCCATAGAGCGCGACAAGGCGCTTGCATGGGTGGACCGAAATATCAAAGTGCCGCTCACCGCACCGCAAAAGGTGGGCATTGCATCTTTCTGCCCGTACAACATCGGGCCCGGTAAATGTTTCCCTTCGACTTTCTACAAGCGCATGAATGCCGGAGATATCAAAGGCGCATGCGAGGCGATTCGCTGGTGGATTAAAGACGGTGGTCGCGATTGCCGACTGACAAAGGGCCAGAAGAATGGCTGCTATGGGCAGGTGGAACGCCGTGACCAGGAAAGCGCGTTAACGTGCTGGGGGATAGACCAGTGAGTCGTCTAACGGCAATCATCTGCGCGATTGTCATCTGCCTGTTGGTCTCTATGGCCTGGGCGATTAACCACTACCGCGATAACGCCATCACCTACAAAGAACAACGCGATAAGGCTACTGAGCAGCTCACCCTGGCGAACGCCACCATCAAAGACATGCTGACTCGCCAGCGTGATGTCGCGGCGTTGGATGCTAAATACACCGGAGAACTGGCTAATGCCAAAGCTACTATCGATCAGCTTGAGCGCGATGTTGCTTCTGGCAAGCGTCGGCTGCAGCTCAATGCCAGATGCACCACGAACGGAGCGACCGGCACCGGCGGCCTGGGCGATGCTTCCGGCCCCCGACTTACTGAAGCCGCTGAGCGGGATTATTTCACCCTCAGAGAGCGAATCATCACAGTGACCAAGCAGGTTGGTTATCTGCAGGACTATATCAAAGAGCAGTGCTTGAAATGATGCTGCCCTGAGTCTCAAAGTTGCGCGAGCCTGTGTAGCGACGGGTCAAGGTTCTTATATCAAAACTAGCTCCGGTAAAGCAGCGTGAATGCCAGACCCGAACCGGTTATATCCGGCGATAAAGCGGCAGAAAATCAAGGGCATGAGCGTGGCCACTACGGGATATGGCAGCCCTTACAAAGCTTATCTAAGGGTGGGCTTGATAATGCCCTCAAAATTTAGGGTGTAATGAGATATTCAACAATTGAGAAAACATGAGATTGTTAAGGTTTTAGCTTTATCATATGTTCAAAGTGTCAATTTAATTTAAAGGAACAATCATCATGTTTAAGCGTCGCGCTTTCCAAACTGCACTTGCGGCGGTTATATCTCTCGCTGTGCTTGCTGCCCCAGTTTATGCAAATCCCGGTAATGGTAATGGTAATGGAGGTGGTGGTCATGGCAATAATGGGAATGGTGGCAACAACGGCAACAGCGGCAAAAATGGAGACCATAGCAACAAAGGGACTGGAAAGTCTCAGGAAGATCATGGAAACCGTAAAAACTACGGCAAACCAGATCATGTAAACTCAGATATCAGCTACTCACGTGCTCGCTCGCTTGCTGTGAACTACGGCTTAGTTGGCTATCAATCATTGCCTCCAGGAATAGCCAAGAATTTAGTACGTGGTAAACCATTACCCCCCGGAATTGCAAAGAAAACTTTACCTGCATCCCTGATAAACGATTTGCCATATTACCCCGGGTATGAATGGCGAGCAGTAGGTGATGATTTGGTCTTAATCGCGTTAAGTACGGCGATTGTCACTGCTGTTATCAACGGTGTTTTTGACTAACGGTATTCATCATTAATGAGATCCTCATGCTTGAGGGTTTTTTATCGCGATCACAAAGGCCACCTACGGGTGGCTTTTTTAATGGCTATAACATAGGAATAGAACCATGGCAAAACCGGACTGGGGCGAGCTTCAGCAACTGTTCCTGTCCGAACATGCCGTAACCGGCGTATCACCGAAGGAGTGGTGTGAAGCGCAGGGGCTGAACTACGCTACCGCGCGCCGATATATTAAAAAGCCAGCCGCGCAAAGTGCGCAAAAACCTGCGCAAAAAAAAGTGCACACTGCGCAGAAAGAACAAAGCGCAGAAGAGTTGGTGGACATCAAACTCAGTGCGAAGGTAAAGCGCTTCATTGCTGAATATCTGAAGGACAACAACGCCACTGCCTCCGCTGCACGGGCTGGCTATAGTGACCCGAACTATGGCCGTCAGCTCATAGCGAATCCTAACGTTGCGCAGGCTATTGCGCAGCAACAGAAAGCCTCCATTGCGCGCACGCTTGCTGATGCCGATGAAGTCCTCGCTCAGATGTGGCAATTGGCCACCTTCGACGCTAATCAGCTCTCACAATACCGCCGTGGCGCATGCCGTTACTGCTGGGGCTTCGGTCATCACTACCAGTGGCGCGACGCCGTTGAGTTTGATGAAGAGACGGCAAAGACCGAGGGCAGAGAAGGGGTACGACAACCAGAAGACACTGGCGGTTATGGTTACGATCACAACAGAGAGCCAAACTCCGAATGCCCGCGCTGCAACGGCGACGGCATAGGTCAGCCTTACTTCCCCGATACGCGCAAACTCTCCACGATTTCCCGGCTTGCCTACTCCGGCGTGAAAGTCGGCAAGAATGGCGTCGAGATAACCGCCATAAGTCGTGAGCGCATGTTCGAAGCGGTGATGAAACGGCTTGGCCTAGCAGATAGTGAGTTCGCGCAGCGGCTGCAGCAGATTGAAATCGACCACAGGCTGCTGGAGATCGAGAAACTCCGCAAAGAGCTTGCCGGTGATGGAGACGACGATGAACCAACCCCAGTACAAATCAATATCAACGTAGTGGATGCGAGGGCAGATGATGGGGATCAGCCCGACACTTAACATTCCGCAGGCACGCTTCCTGGCGATGCAGCACAAGTTCAAAGCCTACGTCGCCGGCTTCGGCTCCGGTAAGACGTGGGTGGGTTGCGGCGGCATCTGTAAGGGGATGTGGGAGTACCCGAAGATTAATCAGGGCTACTTCGCGCCGACGTACCCGCAGATCCGCGACATCTTTTATCCCACCGTTGAGGAAGTGGCCCACGACTGGGGCCTGACCGTCAAAATCAACGAGGGAAACAAGGAGGTCCATTTCTACGAAGGGCGGCGCTATCGAGGAACAACGATCTGCAGATCGATGGAGAAACCCGGCTCAATAGTCGGCTTTAAAATCGGTAACGCGATGGTCGACGAGCTGGACGTTATGCCGGCGGCAAAAGCGCAGCAGGCGTGGCGAAAAATCATCGCTCGTATGCGTTACAACGTTCCGGGTCTGCGAAACGGTATTGATGTCACAACGACACCGGAAGGCTTCAAGTTTGTCTATCAGCAGTTCGTGAAGGCGGTGCGGGATAAGCCGGAACTGGCGGCACTGTACGGGCTAATTCAGGCCAGCACGTTCGACAATGCGAAGAACCTCCCTGACGATTACATTCCGTCATTGCTCAGCTCATACCCGGACGAGCTGATCCAGGCCTATCTGCGCGGCAAGTTCACTAACCTGAACAGCGGGACGATTTATCACACCTTCAACCGTAAACTGAATAACTGCACTGACGAGATTCAGGACAACGATCCACTGTTTATCGGCATGGACTTCAACGTGGGGAAAATGGCTGCGATTGTTCACGTTAAACGCAACAGTCTGCCGCGCGCCGTTCGTGAACTGGTGAAGGTCTACGACACACCAGCCATGATCAAACGCATCCAGGAAGAATTCTGGCGTTATGAGGATGGCCGGTACGTTAAAAGCCGGGAGATTTATATCTATCCGGACGCCTCGGGCGACTCCCGTAAATCGCAGAACGCCAGCAAGACCGATATCGCGCAGCTTAACGACGCGGGATTCAGCGTCATTGTCGATGATGCCAACCCGCCGGTGAAGGACCGTATCAACTCGATGAACGCCATGTTCTGCAACGCTAACGGTGAACGCCGGTATCTGGTTAACGTCCAGAACTGCCCGGTCTACACCGAGAGCCTCGAGCAACAGATATGGGCAGCAAACGGCGAACCGGATAAGTCAGCAGATAACGATCACCCCAACGACGCTGGTGGGTACTTCATTGTGAAGGATTACCCGATCGTGAAGCCAGCCTACTCAATCACCATGGACACCACTTTCTGATATGGCAAACGACGACATCACCTGGGTTCGACCAGAACACCGGGCGGCTTCTGCTGCCTGGCGGAAATACCGCGATTTCTGCAAGGGGGCTGAGGTGGTTAAGGATGCTGGCAATAAATACCTGCCGTTCCTCGATCCGACTGATAAATCCTCGCGCAACCGTAAGCGCAACGAGGACTATCTGAGCCGCGCGGTTTTCTACGCCATTACGGGGAATACGAAAATAGGCTTGCTTGGGTTGGCGTACCGAAAAGATCCGACGTTCAGTGGTCCCGAGAAGCTCATGTATCTGCTGAATAATGCAGATGGGGCGGGGACGAGCATTTATCAGCAGTCCCAGTTGGTTACTGAAAACGTGCTGGAGGTTGCGCGCGACGGAATTTACGTCGATTACGCTGAGGCCACCAATGAGGCGATTATCCTTCGCTATCCGGCTGAAAACATCATCAACTGGCGAACGAAACGCATCAACGGGCGCGATCAACTGGTGCTGGTGGTGCTGCGTGAATGTGTTGAACAACCGGATGGTTACGCCTACAAAGATGAAATCCAGTATCGCGAGCTGGCGCTGGAAGAGGGGAAGTTTATCTGCCGGGTATGGCGGCGAAGCGGCGGAACCGCCAGCGGGACTTATATTATCGACAGCGAGTACCACCCTAAGCCCAAAGGGCTGGATTACTGGGATGAAATTCCGTTCACCTTTGTCGGCGCGCAGAATAACGATCCGACAATAGATGATTCCCCGCTGGCGGCGCTGGTGGAGATTAACCACGGTCATTACCGCAACAGTGCGGACTATGAAGACAGCGTGTGGTTCTGCGGGCAGGTTCAGCCATATATGACCGGGCTTGATACTAACTGGCGCGATCACCTCGAGAAGAAGGGCGTGAAAATTGGTTCCCGATCACCGCTTTTGCTTCCCAAAGAAGGCTCGTTTGGTTATGCCCAGGCGCAGCCGAACATGCTGGCTAAAGAGGCTATGGACAGTAAGCGCGATTACATGGTGCAACTGGGCGCCCGACTGATTGAGCAGAACGCCACGGCGAAGACCGCGACGCAGGCGAGCGGGGAGCAAACTTCATCCACATCTGTGCTCGGTATCTGCGTATCGAACGTATCCGAGGCCTATACCCTGGCGCTGGGCTGGTGCGCAAAATACCTCGGGCTCAAAGACGAGTCTCCTGCTTACACCATCAACCAGGAATTCATCGCGAAGGTGGCCGAGTCCGGCATGGTCACCGCGATCGTGAACGCCTGGCAGTTTGGCGCATTGCGAGATACCGATATGATTCGGGCATTGCAGAAACTCGATCTGATTGACCCGGCAGATAATCCTGATGATGTGATCGATGCGCTTCGCAACCAGGCTCCCACAATGACAGGAGGCTAGCATGCCAACCGTCAACGAAAGCCTGCGTGACGAGGCGATTAGGCATTCCGTATGGCTCAGCCGCTACGCCACGGGCGTTGCGAATCGGATGGTTAAGTTGTTGAACGAGACGGACGCAGACCTGTCGGCGCGCCTGCTCGATGCCTTGGACAGATTGCCGCAGGAGAGCTTCACCGTTAACCGGCTGGAAAGCTTGCTGGGCAGTGTGCGGCAACTGAATCACCAGGCCGTTTCTGCGATGCAGACCGGGCTGGAAAGCGAGCTGGTGGCTCTTGCAAAGAACGAAGCCAGCTATCAGTTGAGCCTGTTCGATTCCCTCCTGCCTTCGCAGGTACTCTCCCGATATCCGCTGCAGGGCATTACGGCTGACATGGTCTACGCCGCGGCGATGGCGCAACCCTTTCAAGGGCGGCTCCTGAGCGAGTGGGCGAGCAATCTGGAGTCGGATAGGCTAACGCGCATCGTGAACGCCGTGCGGCGTGGTTATCTGGCTGGCGACACAGTGGAAACGATCGCGCGAAACGTTCGTGGCCACGCCAACAAGGACTACCGCGACGGCGCGCTGCAAATGAGCAGAGCGAATGCTGCCAGCATAGCTAAAACTGCAGTAAATCATCTGGCCGCGACCGCGCGTAACAGCTTCACCAGCGCCAACAGCGATATTGTGAAAGGAAAGCAGTGGTTATCCACGCTGGACAACAAAACCAGCCACGACTGCATTGTTCGCGATCTGCTGCGTTACACCCTGGACAACAAGCCGATGGGGCATAAGGTGCCTTACCTGCAGGGACCGGGGAAAATTCATTTTTGCTGTCGCTCAACCGAAACGCTGATCCTCAAATCATGGCGAGAACTCGGCATCGATATTGATGAAATGGACGAGGGCACCCGCGCGAGCATGGACGGGCAGGTTCCGGCGAAAACCACGTATCTGGAGTGGCTCAAGCGTCAGCCGGCACAGCGGCAGGATCAGGTGCTGGGCGTGGAGCGCGGGCGCATGCTTCGTGCCGGCGAAATCGACCTGAGCGACATGTACACCGATAAAGGCGAGTGGATCACTCTGGAGCGGCTCAAACAGCTATCAGCGACTGATAACTGACAAATATTACTTACATCATGCCCTGGCACCCGCCGGGGCTTTTTTATGGGCGAGGCCCGGCAAAATCCCGAGGGGACATTATGTTAATCCGAAATATGCTTCTGAAATTTTACGCTCCAGAAAACGGCGGTGAAGGAGGTGGTGGGGGCGGTGTCGAAATCACGCCAGAAATCCAGAAGCTGATCGATGAGCGTGTGACGAGTGAAGTCACCGGTCTGAAAACCAAAAACTCTGAGCTGCTGGGAACAATCAAGCAGCAGAAAGAAAACCTGTCCCGCTTTGATGGTATCGATCCGGACGCCGTGCGCGGCATCCTGCAACGTTTCTCCGACGATGAAGAGGCAAAGCTGATTGCCGCCGGGAAAATTGATGAGGTGCTGGATAAGCGCACCGAGCGTCTGCGTGCTGATGTCGATAAACAAATCAAGATGGCTAATGAACGCGCGGATAAAGCCGAAGCGTTTTCCAACAAATTCCGGGATCGCGTTCTTGGCGATGCTATCCGCTCAGCTGCCACTAAAACCGGCGCGCTACCAGAAGCATCTGACGACCTGATCCTGCGTGCCAAAGGCACTTTCAAGCTCAACGACGAAGGCGAGGCCGTAGCGGTTGATGCGAATGGCGATGTTCTGTTCGGAAAAGACGGGAAAACCCCGCTTAGCCCGCTTGAGTGGGCGGAGTCTCTCAAGGAGACGGCTCCACATCTGTTTCCTCGTGCCGAAGGCACTGGCGCGGGCGGGCATAAACCGAACGGTGGCGGCAGCCTGAAACGCTCCGAAATGAGCGCCAGCAACAAGGCGGACTACATCCGCAAGCATGGCCAGCAGGCCTTCCTCAAACTTCCGAAATAAGGGATTTACCCGATGACGACTGTTAATACCGATCTGATTATTTATGACGACCTGGCGCAAACTGCGTTCCTGGAGCGCCGCCAGGACAATCTGGAGATTTTTAACGCCTCTTCCAACGGGGCTATCCTGCTGGACAACGAACTGATTGACGGAGATTTCCGTAAGCGCGCGTTCTACACGGTTGGCGGCTCCATCGAGTCGCGCGATGTGAACTCTACCGACAAAGTAACGGGCAAAAAAATCGGCGCGGCCGAAGCGGTATCCGTTAAAGCACCATGGAAATATGGCCCTTACGAAACCACCGAAGAAGCATTCAAACGCCGTGGCCGCTCCGTTGACGAGTTCTCTGAGGTGATTGGCACCGATGTGGCTGACGCAACGCTGGAAGGTTACGTTAAGTACGGTCTGAAGGCGCTGACGGCTGCAATTGGCGCCAACGCTGAAATGGTGGTGACCGCTGATATCGAAACGGATGGCAAAAAGACTCTGACGCGCGGTCTGCGTAAATACGGCGATAAGTTTAACCGTGTGGTTCTGTTCGTCATGCACTCCGCCACTTACTTCGACATCGTGGATGAGGCGATCGCCAATAAAATCTACGAAGAAGCGGGCGTGGTTGTGTACGGCGGCCAGCCAGGCACCCTCGGTAAACCGGTTCTGGTAACCGACACCATGGACGCCGACGCTATTCTGGGACTGGTGACCGGGGCGGTTACCGTGACCGAATCGCAGGCACCGGGTTTCCGCTCCTATGACATCAATGACCAGGAAAACCTCGCGATTGGCTACCGTGCGGAAGGTGTGGTGAACGTCGACCTGCTTGGTTACAGCTGGGACACGGCGAAAGGCGATAACCCTGACCTGACCAAAATCGGCACTGCCGGCAACTGGAAGAAGCACTTCACCAGCAACAAATCGACAGCAGGTGTTCTGATCAAGCTGGAATCCGCAGCGGGGGAGTAACGCTGTCAGCGGATAAAACCTCCGCTACCGCTGACAGCACCGATGCGGTCACTTTTTCCCTGAAATATACAAGCAACGGTTCCGGCGTCTCAGGCAAGACTGTTGCCTGGTCATCGACGGGGGGCACGCTCAGCACCGAGAGCTCGCAAACCGGCTCTGCTGGTGGCGCTACGGTGAAACTTACCGCTGACGCGGCAGGGACCTTTACGGTCACTGGAACGGTTGATGGTATGGCGAAAACCAGCAATGAAATCACTTTCACCGCACCTGCCGGCGAGTAACGCATGGGGCGAAAGCCCCACCTTCGGGGTATTTCCATGATCAATACCGATATCACCAGTGGTGGCGTAAACAGCTACGCCAGCGAGGAAGACCTGGCGTCGTTCGCCGAATTGCGTGGCATTGAGCTGCCCGAGAAGCTCTCTCCATTGCTGATTAAGGCGATGGATTACCTTGAAGGGCTTGATTGGGCTGGCGCCAAAGCCGAACCACGACAACCTCTGGCCTGGCCGCGTGCGAATGTCATTCTGGATGGACACGATCTGCCATCAGATGAAATCCCACGCCCGGTTATCATCGCACAGTGCATGCTGGCGGTTGAGGCGATGGATGGCGACCTACTCGCAAGCGTACGCGAGGTCGCGGTTAAGACTGAACGAGTGGAAGGCGCTGTCACCATGACTTACGCGGTCGCAGAAGGTGAAGTGTTTACGCCGTCCTATCCGGCGGTAATGGCTATCCTCGGCGATTTAGCCGGCGGGCGAGGCTACGCCATCAATTCCTTTGCGGAGCGTGCCTAATGGGGATCAACTATCAGCGCATGCGCGCGACGGCAACGCGCATGATCAAGCAGAACGGCGTGGCCTACAACGTCACGCGCAAGGGTCAGGTGACCGTTATCGCCGGGGTTGAGCATCGGTCTGAAGATATCCATTTCACGGCGACTGGCGTTAAAACGGAATATCAGCCGGGAGAAATCGACGGTACGGCGATCGAAAGCGGTGACGTCAGGATGGTATTCACCGCTGAGGAAGAAATCTTAACCGGCGATCTGATTGATATTGACGGCAAACAGCACCGCGTTGTTAAGCCTAACCCTGCTAAGCCCGGGTCGTTAGTGCTTTGCTACAAGTCGCAACTGAGGGCATAGCATGAGTGAGAATGCCGGATTTATTGCTGATATCAATGCATTCGTTGACAGAGCGAAAGCCAACCAAGATGCGGTGGTACGCGCGGTTGGAATAAGAATCCTTAATCAGCTGGTAATGATGTCTCCCGTCGGAAACCCTGAGCTTTGGGAAATCAATCAGACAGCCGCTGCCTATAACCTCGCTGTGTATGACCACAACGAAGCGCAAAGAGCAGAGCCTTCCAATCTTACAAAAACCGGACGACTGAAGAAAAAGGCCCGGGTTGTGGATGGGATGGACATCAAAGCGCCGCCTGGCTACACCGGTGGGCGGTTTCGCGGCAACTGGCAGGTGTCGTTTGATGCGCCCACTACTGAGGAAACCGGTCGGATTGATAAGACCGGCGATCTCACCAAAGCCGCAGGGAATTACACACTTTCTCTATTCAAAGTAGGAATGAGTTCAATCTACTTCTGCAACAACGTTCCTTACGCCTACCCGCTTGAAATGGGGCATTCCACTCAGGCGCCGGGCGGTATGGTGCGAATAACGGCAGCAGAGTTCCAGCGGTTCTTTGATGAAGCGATCAGGGAGGTGGCGAAGTGATCCCAGATATTGCTGCGGCGCTGGCCGCAAGGCTTGGTGTTTGGGCCGATGCGGAGGGCATCGCGGTCGCCTGGGAAAATGTGCCGTTCACACCGCCTGCCGATGCGATTTACCTCGCGGTACACGACATGCCCGCCACGCCTCGCACGCTCGATCTCGGTCTGCGCTGTCGGGTTTACTCTGGTGTGTACCAGATCAACGTTGTGGCTCCCGTTGGCACTGGCCGCTCAGTTGCTGTGGCGCTGGCGAGTCGAGTGGCTGAGCTTTTCCCTGAAGGGCAGGAAGTTGAAGGTAACGGCTTCATCACTTCGATCAGCGGCGCGCCGGGTATCTTCCGAGCTATTTCGACGGACGTCTCTTACACGGTCCCTGTCAGCCTGAACTACCGGGCAGATATCGTCAGATAGCCTGCTTCTCACTTTTTCAAACCAGACCGGCCCCGCGCCGGTTTTCTTTTCTTCGAAGGAGTAACTCCTATGGGCTTTGCACTGCCTAACGGCGCTCACGTCTATCTGGCGTCGGGATATGGCCCGGCAATTGCTTTCACGCGCGCGACGAACGCCGAAAACGTGGTGATCACCGTCAGTTCCGCGGAGGAACTTGAAGTGGGTGATATCGTCCATGTGAACTGCAACTGGTCCGGAATTGATAACGTCATTGCGAAAATCGATGCAATTGCTGAAAGCGCGGTCACGCTGCGAAATATCAATACCATTAACAAGAACAAATATGCCGTGGGAGGCGGCAGCGGCTCGATTCGTAAGGTGCTGGAGTGGACTGAACTACCACAGATTACAGAGTTATCGAAATCTGGTGGCGATCAGAACACAACACAAATCCAGTTCCTGAGCGATGACCGCCAGCGCAACCTCAACACCTACAAATCTGCTGTATCGCAGACCTACTCGATCGCCCACGATTCCACGCTTCCGGTTTACCCGCTGCTGCGACAGCTGGATGAGGACGAAGATACGGTCGCGGCTTACATGTACGTTCCAAAGGCTAAAGAAAACCGTTACTGGGCGGCCACGGCATCCTTTGACGACACGCCAACCACAGCGGTCAATGAGGTGGAGACGGTGAGTGTGGTTCTGAACCTTCAGTCGCCGGCGATGACATTCTATAAAGTGACCGACGCCGCCGCGTAATGCCGGCGGCTGCACCCTTAATGCATGCCTCCCGCGCGGAGGCATTTTTATTACGAGGCCATGATGGCGACTAAATTCACGCTCCAGCCCAAACCAACTTTTAAAGCAAACGTCACGATCCCGCGCGCCGGTGATGAAGACGGTGTACTGACTTTCACCTTCAACCACAAGCCGCTTAAAGAACTGGCCGATCTGGAAAAGCTGGAAGGCAAAACAGCCACGGATTTCCTGATGGAAATCATTGCAGGCTGGGCGCTACCCGATGCGTTCAATGCCGACAACCTCAGTGTACTTCTGGAGAATTACCCGGCGGCCATGAAGACCATTCCGGAAACCTACTACCGCGAACTGATGGGCCAGCGCGAAAAAAACTGATAGCGGTTGCCTCGGCGTTCTATACGCCTGAACCCACGGCAGCCGACCTTGCTCCCTACGGGCTGAGTCCTGACGATTACGATGAAGAGATCGTGGATGTATGGCCCGATGTTTGGCCTTCGTTTGTCGTGTTCCAGGCCGTTAGTACTCAATGGCGTACGGGAATGGGCGGCGCGTCCGGGCTTGACTATAACGTTCTGCCATGGCTCATGCGCCTGCACGACGTCGGCGACGAGGCAACCACGCTTTCGGATATTCGGGTAATGGAAAGCGCCGCGCTAAAAATCATGCATAAAGAGAGGGCGGAATGAGTAACGATATCGCTACCATATCGCTGCGAGTCAATACCAGTGAACTGGAGCGCGGAAGCCGCGAACTGGATCGTTTTCAGGATACCGCTACCGCCGCGGCGGGCAAAGCGGATGACCTGAACAGTACCTTTCGCACGGGTGTCGATAGCCAGAAGAAAAACAGCGAAAGCCTGAAGCAGCAGCGCCAGGAGTTGCAGAACCTGTTGAACAAAATCAGCCCGGTGAATAAGGCGCTGGATGAGTTGGACTCAATTCAGGAAAGCCTGGCGAAGTATCGCGGTAAAGGGCTGGTGGATGATGAAGATTTCACTCGCTATAACAGCGTACTGGAGACGACCCGGACGAAACTGGCACAGGTCATGGAGGCTGAGACGGCAGAGGGGCGGGCTCGCATCGAGCAGGCTCAGGCGGCCCAGCGGGCAGCGGCAGCAGGGAAAACATTCATTACCTCACTGGAGGAGCAAACTGCTGCGATCGGCAAAACGCGTGCTGAAATCCTTGAGCTAAAAGCCGCGCAGCTGGGAGTAACGCAGCAGGCCGCTCCGATGATCGCCAAACTGAAGGAACAAGAGAACGTCTGGAGAAATGGCGCGATCAGCGCGGGGCAGTACCGCAATGCCATGCGTTACCTTCCGATGCAAATGACCGATATTGCTACCTCACTGGCATCTGGTATGCCGGTCTATTTGGTTGCTATTCAACAGGGTGGTCAGCTGCGCGATACGTTTGGCGGAGTGGGTAATGCCCTGAAAGCCATTCTCTCGCTGGTAACGCCGGCAAAACTGGCTTTAGGGGGAATGATTGGTGTTGCTGGCCTGCTGGTCGCTGCCTGGTATAAAGGTTCACAAGAAGCATCCGAATATAACAAACAGCTGATACTGACCGGCAATTATGCGGGGAAAACTGCCACACAGCTGTCTGCACTGGCAAAGTCTCTATCCGGTGGCGGGATTAACCAATACGCCGCTTCTTCTGTTCTGGCTCAGGTAGTGGGTTCTGGAAAGTTTGATGCAAACAAGCTTGAGACAGTGAGCCGCGCGGCAGTTGCGATGGAGCAGGCAACTGGTCAGGCGGTGGATAAGACCATCGCTAATTTCCAGAAGCTTTATGCCGAGCCAACCCAGGCATCGCAAGAGCTCAACAATCAGCTGCATTACCTGACGGCGGCTCAGTTTGAATACATTGCTTCTTTGGAACGTCGGGGCGATAAAGAGGCTGCAGGGCAAGCAGCCGCTGATGCCTACAGCCAGGCAGAACAACGCAGAAGCCAGCAGATCCTCGCTAATCTCGGTCTGGTTGAGAGAGCCGCACTTGCAGCCCGCAATGCTTTCAAAGGGATGTGGGACGAGCTGCTTAATATTGGGCGCCCGGAAGCACCGCAAGACATGCTTGCGAGAATGCAGGCTGATCTGGCGGATCGTGAGAGTAAGCTATTGCCTGAACGCCAGAAGATGGGTTACGGCTACAGCTACGACACCAGCTCACAGGACAGAGATTACGATAATCGCCGTAGAGCGCAGCTTGCGGCCATAGCATCGTTGAAAGCCCAGATTAACCCTATGTTGGGTGCCATCACACTTCAGAACGATTTGAACGGTGCTATATCAGCAGGTAAAGAAATTAACGAAGATGCGATAAGTGCCCAGCAGATCATGAATCGCTATCTTGATGCCGGTACTGAAGCCGCAGAAAAGCGCCGTCAGGCTCAGGACGAACTGAATAAAGCCATTGCTGAAAATGCCAAAGCTGCCAAAAACGGGACGGCTACACTCTGGACGGCTGAAGACATTGCCAAAGCGCGAGCCGGGATCGAGAAGCTTTATAGAGACCCCAAAACGCCAACAGCGAAAGGGGAAACAGTCTCGTCCGGTCTGCGAGCTGGGGATTCTGCTCAATCTGAATTGCTGGCACTCCAGGCGCAGCTGTATGCCCTGCAGAAGCATAAAGACCTGAACGACACGATCAGTCAGCAGCGTAAAAACTTATGGACCACTGAAGCCAGGTTCCAGGTGCTGGAAGAGGCTTCCCGGACTCGTTCGCTGACCAAACAGGAGCAGTCGCTGCTGGCGAGCAAAGACCAGGTGCTTCAGCTGGCGCGTCAGAAAGCACTACTTGGCGACCAGATCTCCGCTCAGGAGCAACTGAACAAGCGGATGGATACTGCGCAGAAATACTCCACGCAGATGTCCGAGAAGCAGGCAGCGTTGACAGGCGGGGCCGGGATGAGCGACCGACAGGCGCAGCGGGAACTGGCTAAAAGTCAGCTTGCCGCCGGCTGGCAGAATTCAGGTGGTTCTCTGGCGGATGATGGCTACCAGAAACAGCTCAAGGCTGCGACCGACTATTACGATGCAGAAGACCAGCTGCGTGGTGACTGGCTGACCGGCGCGAAAAAGGGCTGGAGCGAGTTTGAAGACAGCGCAACCAATGTTTATGGTCAGATGCAAAACATTTCCCAGTCTGCATTTACGGGGATGGCTTCAACGCTCACGGACTTTTTTACTACTGGCAAAGCCAGTTTTACCGACTTCCTGACAACTTTCCTCAAAGGCATTGCTCAGATGCTCGTGCAACTGGCAATGGTTAACAGCATGAAATCAGCGTTTGGAGGGACGGCTGTAGGGGCCTTTTTCGGTTTTTCTCAGGGTGGGCTGGTCCCGGCATTCGACAGCGGGGGCTATACCGGCGATGGTGGAAAATATCAGCCGAAAGGTGTCGTTCATGGTGGTGAGTTTGTGTTCACCAAAGAGGCTACCAGCGCGATTGGTATTGGCAATCTCTACGCAATGATGCGCGGCGCGCAGGGTTATGCTAACGGCGGTTATGTTGGCAATGCGGCGATGTATGGGCTGCAATCAGCTGGCGCTGGAGGTATCACGGTTCAAACCTCAGTTGTCGTGCAGAACCAGAACTCGCAGCAGCAAACTTCAGGAAATGACGAAGCGATCACCCGGGCTTATAAGCAGACGATCGATCAGTCTGTTCGGGCGGGTATTGCCCGGCAACTCCAGCCCGGAGGCATGATATGGAATGCAACGAAATCACGTTAATGTTGCTTATGCATGTTTTGTCGTTGAGTTATTTCCTGATAGGATTGTTCCTAGTTTTTACTGATGGAATAGGGACATGAAAAAAATAATTGGCGTGATTTTGCTTTCCTTCTTACTTGCTGCTTGCGATAAACCTCAAATTGACTCATCCACTGATGACGCAATGAAATCTTCTATAGCGAAAGTCAGAGAGTCACTTCCGGAGAATAAACGAGAGGAATTTGATAGCGCTCTTAAGGTTGTAGTGTTCAGCAACATTAATATGGCTGACCTAATGCGTGCATCTTCGGAGAGTGACAAAGAAGACATAAGCAAAAAGATGCGCGAACCGTTGGCTGGCAAAACTGGTGAGGAAGTAATCTCTTATGCACAGAAAATAACTGTTGAGAGAGAACTTAAGCAGAAAGAGCAGGCACTTCAGGAAATCAAAGAGCTTGAACAGAAAAAGGCTGACTCCGAGAAGGCCAAAGAAGAACTAAAAAAAGTACAGGTTTTATCATCTCGATTTAGCCTGGAGCCTGAGGAGTACGGCCAACCACAGCCTGTAATTAGACTTGTTGTGAAAAATAATTCTGATAAAGCTATTTCCCGGGTGTTCTTCCGGGGGGTGATAGCCAGCGAAGGACGCTCAGTGCCATGGCTGGAACAGGATTTCAACTACGAAATTGCTGGTGGATTGGAACCAAATGAAGAGGCCGCTTGGGCTTTGGCTCCTAATAAGTTTTCTGAATGGGGCAAGATTAATGCTCCAGCTGGCGCAGTCTTCACAGTTACAGTAACGAGAGTTAATGGTGCAGATAAAGAGGCGTTGTTTGATGCATCTGGTTTTACAGAGCAAGATGACAGCAGGCTAGAAGATTTGAAGAAAAAATATCTTTGATCTGTCATCGCTACTCGACCCGCTTCGGCGGGTTTTTTTATGCCCGGAGGAAACGTGGCGATCCAAATATTCACTTGGCGAACACAGATACAAGCAGGTATGGAGGGCGAATTTAGTCACTCCACTCGCGCCGCATCATTCGGTGATGGCTATGAGCAGATTGCCGGCGAGGGTATCAATCCCGAAAAGCAGTCCTGGCCAATAACCCTCACGGGTAAAAAAGCAGAGATGCTTACCGCTCTGAATTTCTGCCGTTCGCACATCACAAAATCGTTTATCTGGACATCACCTATTGGCGAGGCAGGACTTTACCGCGTTGAGGCAGATTCAGTGAAAGCGCAGCCCCTCTCCAGCAAAGTAATGACCATAACCGCTACTTTCAAACAGACATACGCACCATGATTACACAAGATTACCAACGACTCGAACCGGGCAATAAAATTCGCCTCATTGAGGTTGATGGCTCCACTTTTGGTGTCGATGACGTACTGCGTTTTCATGCCTACAACTTGCCCCATGCAGCTGATGAAATTGCCGCTGCTGGTGGGGATGAAACGAAACTTGCAGCAAAGAGTATCTGGTGGCAGGGAAAAGAATATGCCGCCTGGCCATATAAGCTCGAAGGGCTTGAGGCATCAACCGACGGCAGCAGTGCACAACCGACTCTGACGGTGGCAAACATCGACAGCTCGATCACTGCGCTCTGTCTGGCCTACGACGATATGCTCCAGGCGAAGGTCACTATCCACGATACTTTTGCTCATTATCTGGATGCCAGAAACTTTCCTGAGGGAAATGCGACTGCAGATCCATTGCAGGTAAGAAAACGCGTGTTCTACATCGATGGAAAGAACAACGAACTGGCGGGGGAAAGCGTCGAGTTTATTCTCACCAGCCCGATGGATCTTCAGGGATTAATGATTCCGACGCGGCAGCTCCACTCGCTATGCACATGGTGTATTCGCAACCAGTATCGCTCGGGTGACGGGTGCGATTATGCCGGCGCCAGATACTTCGACTTGAACAATAGCCCGGTAGACGATCCTTCCCTTGATGCCTGCAATGGCACGCTGACCGCATGCAGGTTGAGGTTTGGCGAGAATGAAGAATTACCCTTCGGTGGCTTTCCGGGCACCTCTCTCATCAGGAGCTAATCATGCGTCAGAAAACGATTAACGCCATCATGGCGCATGCCGCGAAGGAGTATCCAGGCGAATGCTGCGGCGTGGTGGCTCAGAAAAGCCGGGTGGAGCGCTATTTTCCATGCCGCAACCTTTCTGCTGATCCGACAGAGCAGTTCCACCTATCGCCTGTGGACTATGCGTGCGCCGAGGACTGGGGAACAGTGGCGGCGATTGTTCATAGCCATCCTGACGCGACGACTCAACCAAGTGAGCTGGATAAAGCGCAGTGCGATGCAACGCTGGTGCCGTGGCATATCGTAAGTTGGCCTGAGGGCGATTTACGTACTATCCAGCCGCGCGGTGAACTACCGCTGCTGCAGCGCCCGTTTCTGCTCGGCCATTTCGACTGTTGGGGGCTTGTGATGAGTTATTTTCGCCAAACCCATGGCATCGAGTTAACCGACTATCGTGTGGATTATCCGTGGTGGGAGGACAGTTATTCGGACAATTTCTATCAGGAATGCTGGTATGAATGTGGTTTCCGCGAGTTTGACGGTCCGCCGCAGGCTGGCGATATGGTGATCATGCAGGTACAGGCCAATAAGTGGAATCATGCAGGGATCCTATTGGAAGGGAATATGCTACTTCATCATCTTTACGGCCACCTCAGTCAGCGTGTGCCTTACGGCGGGTACTGGCGGGAACGAACAATGAAGATAGTTCGTTTTAAGTCTAATGGAGCCAGAGACACCAACTAACCAAGCTCAATATGTTAGTTATTGATTTTCATGATGCTTATTCGCATGTTAGGATTAATCTGAACAATACTGATGGGAATAAGATTTTGAAAAAACTACTAATTATTTTAGCTGTTCTTACATTGGCAGGATGTGCACGTCCTTATGGGCAGGCAGAAAAGATACTAAATCAAGAAATCGTAACACCCAAAACTGATACACAGCAGACAAAGGTTACTGTTACACGAAATAAACAATTCATTGGTGGCGGAAGTGGAGGAATGTGTAAGTTCCTGGTTGCTATCGATGATAAAGATGTCGCCCTTCTAAGACAGAATCAATTCGTTACAGCTTATTTAACTGATGGTCCTCATAAATTACGAGTCAGTAACGAATGTAATGTTCTAAGCATGGGTATGCGAAAAACTCTTGATCTCGTTGCCGACGGCACGCCACAAGAATATGTGGCAGAAGTTGGTTTCTGGGGGCAATATAGAATGTGGAAAGTTAAGTAAATTCATAAATAAATTTAAGGTCGCTCAGGCGGCCTTTTTTTATGGAGTTAATATGACTGCGTTACTCAATAAAGAGCCTGCCCGAACAATTCGGCTTTATGGCATCCTCGGCGCTACCTTTGGCCGTGAATATAAGCTCTCAGTCGCATCACCCAAAGAGGCCATCCGTGCACTCTGCGTGATTGTTCCCGGCTTCGAGCGCTTTCTGAATACCAGTAAGCAGCGGGGCCTGACTTACGCTGTTTTCAGTGGGAAACGCAACCTAATTTCTGATGAGCTCGATATGGATAAAGGCTGCGATGATATCCGTATCGCGCCAGTAATCATTGGTAGCAAAAAAGCTGGCGCATTCCAGACGATACTCGGAGCGGTATTGGTCGTCGTCGGCGTTGCGATTGGTTACTTTTCTGCTGGCACGCTATCAGCGGCAGGTTATGGGGTAGCGAAGTTCGGTGCTGCGATGATGATCGGCGGCGTTGTACAAATGATGTCGCCGCAGACGGCGGGTCTTGCTAGTAAGCAGTCTGCTGATAATCAGGCCAGTTACGCTTTTGGCGGTGTAACGAACACCACAGCTCAGGGAAATCCTGTCCCACTTCTTTACGGAAAGCGAAGGATTGGCGGTGCCATTATCTCCGCCGGCATCTACGTGGAAGATCAGCAGTAGCAACGTCGGCACAGCAAGTGTATCTTCTTGAAAGGTATGCTTAAGTAATTGGTGGGTGTTATGGATGGCTATGTCGTAGATTTTCATGATTTGCTTGGCATTCGAAAATTAAACAAGCCGGGACTGAACCGTAAAGCGTTTACTGATTGGGCTGAACAACAGATTTCATCTGGGAGCAGTTCTTCAAGCTTGTTAATACTGGCATCGTTAGGGTTAGATAAAGAAATATCCAAAGATGAGGTGTTTCAGTATTTCGATGCATATATCGACGAAGTAGGTTATCAACTACCAGATGATCACGAGGCGTTTGTTCTGTCTTTACGCCTAACATTTAAAAAGCTTGCTTACCCACTGAGCGAGCATGATCTCTGGAGTGAATTAAGTAAAACCTTTGTCCAATGGTATGACTTGCCTGCGGGCCTGTTAAACCGAGTTGTTTCTTACTGGAGTGCTTTACACGACGACTTTGTAAATAACTATGAAGAAGGTCTTGGTTATTATTACTTAAATTACCAGATACATGGGAATGTTAGGCCACATCAGCAAGCTGATTATATCAAAACTTGTGCTTTGAGATTTCTACGACTCTACGACGAAGCGTATTTTTACAAGTTGTTGCTGAAATCGTGACCTTCCATGTTCAAATCACTACCAGCCACCCACGGGTGGCTTTTTTTATGGGCGAATCATGGTTACAGCAACTGCGATTAAAGGCCGAAAAGGTGGCAGCTCCAGCTCAAGAACGCCGACCGAGCAGCCAGACGATCTCCAGTCCGTCGCAAAGGCGAAAATCCTGCTCGCGTTAGGAGAGGGGGAATTTGCTGGCCAACTGACCGGTAAAGATATTTACCTGGATGGCACTGCACTTGAGAACGCAGATGGTACGCAGAATTTCAGCGGTGTAACGTGGGAGTTCCGTCCGGGGACTCAGGCGCAGAAATACATACAGGGTATTCCCGGTACCGAAAACGAAATTAGCGTGGGGGCTGAGGTTTCGAGTGAGACCCCCTGGACGCGTACATTCACCAATACCCAGTTGTCGGCTGTGCGCCTGCGTCTGAAATGGCCCTCTCTTTTTAAGCAAGAGGACGACGGCGATCTCGTTGGCTATTCCATCAATTATGCTATCGATCTGCAGACCGACGGTGGCACATGGCAGACCGTATTAAATACCAGCGTTACGGGGAAAACGACCTCCGGTTACGAACGCAGCCACCGAATCGATTTACCGCAGGCGGGCAGCACCTGGACGCTTCGTCTGCGCAAGATAACCGCTGATGCAAATAGCGCGAAAATCGGCGATGCAATGACGCTGCAAAGCTTCACTGAGGTGATTGATGCCAAACTGCGTTATCCGAACACAGCGTTGCTCTATATCGAGTTTGACTCAAGTCAGTTCAATGGCTCCATCCCTCAGATTTCCTGCGAACCTCGCGGACGCGTAATCCGTGTTCCCGATACCTACGATCCCGTGACCCGAACCTACAGCGGGACCTGGGCGGGTACGTTTAAGTGGGCGTGGACGGATAATCCTGCCTGGATTTTTTACGATCTGGTGGTCACTGACCGCTTCGGCTTAGGCAATCGTCTCACAGCGGCTAATATCGACAAGTGGACGCTTTACCAGGTTTCGCAGTACTGCGATCAACAGGTACCAGACGGCAAGGGCGGGAGTGGTACCGAGCCGCGATACACCTGCAACGTCTACATTCAGGACAGAAACGACGCCTATACCGTGCTGCGAGACTTCGCGGCCATATTCAGGGGCATGACCTATTGGGGCGATGATCAGATTGTCTGCCTCGCGGATATGCCGCGTGATGTCGATTTCAGTTACACCCACGCCAATGTTGTCGACGGCAAATTCACCTATTCCAGCAGCACGACCAAGAGCAGGTACACAAACGCGCTGGTCTCATGGTCCGATCCTGATAATGCCTACGCTGATGCTATGGAGCCGGTTTTTGAACAGGCATTGGTGGCGCGCTATGGCTTCAACCAGCTCGAACTGACGGCCATAGGTTGCACCAGACAATCGGAGGCGAACCGAAAAGGGCGCTGGGGCATTCTCACCAATAATAAAGACCGTGTGGTGACCTTTAATGTCGGGTTGGACGGCAATATTCCACAACCAGGATATGTCATCGCTGTGGCGGACAGGAACCTTTCCGGACGTGATCTGGGCGGAAGAATCGCCAGTGCAAATGGCCGGGTTATCACTCTTGATCGAGCTCCTGGTGCCGCGGCAGGAGACAGGCTAATCGTTAACCTGCCTTCCGGTGTTGCTCAGTCACGCACTATCCAGGCGATTTCAGATAACGCGGTCACTGTCACCACGCCGTATAGCGAAACACCAAACGCTGAAGCTGTCTGGTTGTTAGAGAGTGATGAACTTTACTCGCAGCAATACCGCGTAGTTAGTGTGACGGACAACGATGATGGGACATTTACCATCGCCGGAGCTAATCACGATCCGGATAAATACGCCCGCATTGATACAGGGGCGATCATCGACCAGCGTCCGATAAGTGTTATTCCTCCGGGCAATCAGGCGCCACCAGCAAACATCGTGATCAACTCCTTCTCGATGGTTCAGCAGAATATCAGCGTTGAAACAATGCGCGTCAGTTGGGACCAGGCGCAGAATGCTATCGCCTATGAAGCTCAGTGGCGCCGCAACGACGGGAACTGGGTGAACGTACCGCGCAGCTCCACCACGTCTTTTGACGTACCGGGTATTTACGCCGGGCGCTACCTGGTGCGCGTGCGCGCCATCAATGCTGCGGAAATTTCATCAGGTTGGGGATATTCAGAAGAGAAAACGCTGACGGGTAAAGTGGGCAATCCACCGAAGCCAGTTGGCTTTATCGCTTCTGAAAACGTGGTGTTTGGAATCGAGTTGAACTGGGGATTCCCGGCGAACACCGATGATACGCTGAAGACGGAGATCCAGTACAGCCTGACCGGGACCGAAGACGATGCGATGCTGCTGGCCGATGTGCCTTACCCGCAGCGCAAATATCAGCAGATGGGCCTCAAGGCGGGACAGATTTTCTGGTACCGGGCACAGCTGGTGGACCGAACTGGCAACGAATCAGGGTTCACAGACTGGGTTCAGGGCCAGGCCAGCATCGATGTTTCCGACATCACTGATGTCATCCTGGAGGATATTAAAGAATCGGACACGTTTAAGGACCTGATCAAGAACGCCGTCGACAGCAACGAAAAAATTGCTGGCATGGCTGACGATATCAAACAGAATGCCGACGACATTGAACAGCAGGCGCTGGCAATTCAGGAAAACTCAGATGGTCTTGCTCAGGCAGCTGTGAAGATCGACGAGATTTCTGTATCGATGGATGGAATGACGGGAGGGGTGAAGAATTCCGCTATCGCCATAATCCAGAACGGGCTGGCGCAGGTGACTTCACGCCGTTCTCAAACTGTGACCAATGCAGGGAACAGCGCCAGCATCGACCGTATCGACACCACCATTGCTGATACCAGTTCGGCGGTTGCCCGTGCACTTGTTACGCTGGATGCATCTGCCGGTGGCAATATTTCCAACGCAACCGATCTCACCGAAACCCTGGCTGACTTCACTCAGGCATCTGCAACAAAAATCAATTCTCTGACCGTAACGGTGAATGGACAGACTGCTGCTATCACGCAAACCGCTAATGCGGTGGCTGATATTAACGGCAACATCAGCGCGATGTATAACATCAAAGTTGGCGTGGCCGCTAACGGGCAGTATTACGCTGCAGGGATGGGGATCGGCGTAGAGAACACTCCTTCTGGTATGCAGTCGCAGGTTATCTTCCTGGCAGATCGTTTCGCCGTAACCACCCAGGCTGGCAGCACTGTAGCATTGCCCTTTGTGATCCAGAACGGCCAGACTTTTATCCGAGATACATTCATCCAGGACGGGACCATATCTAACGCTAAGATCGGTAATTACATCCAGTCCAATAATTATGTTGCAGGGTCTGTAGGCTGGAAGTTGGATAAGACTGGTACCTTTGAAAACTATGGCTCGACGGCAGGAGAGGGGGCCATGAAGCAGACCAACCAGACAATCAGCGTCAAAGACGGCAGTAATGTACTGAGGGTGCAGGTTGGCAGGTTAACGGGAGTGTTCTGATATGGCCTACGGGATACAGACCTGGGACGCGGCAGGGAAACCTAATAACTACGGTATCAAGCCAGTTTCCGTTGTTGGGCGTATACAACTGACTGCCGGGCAAACATCCGGCAGTTGGTCTTTTACGATTCCCTCCGGAATGAAAGTCGGCTTTGTTCTTTCACTCGATGAAGGAGGAAGCAGCGTAGGTCGCCGCATTGTAGCGTCAGGGAACACAATTACCGTAACAGCTGCCTCTACTGTGGGACTGGGAAATTATCCGGCATCAAAGTGTGAGGTGGTCATTTTCATGGAGAAATCATGATGGCCGAATTTGGCGCAATGATATTAATGGATAACGGGAATCCCTTTGTTACGCCACAATCAACGCCTTTTTGTCTTTACGGGAAGTACACCTTTAATTCATCCGCTAACGGCAGTTCTCAGCAGGTTGCACAGAATATTGCATTGAACGCAGGGTATCCTGCGATGGTATTTATTAAAACCACCAATACAGCACAGCCCACGCCTGTTATGTCTTACAGGAATGGCGGTAATATTTATGTTGGCGGGGTTAACCCTTATAACCAGAGTTTCACCCTGACAGTATATGTATTTGCAGTATTCCCGCAGACATTACCGAAATGGGGTCTGGCTATTTGGGACGCCGCGGGAAAGCTTGTGCTGACAAATGAGTCTCGCGTTTTATCAGACCTGCAGACAGTTGGCACGCCCGGCGCAAACGGGGGGATCAATATTGATCAGACACTGAGCGGTTCATGGGCTGTCGCTCCTGCTCAGTTAGGTCAGACCATAATCGTAAATAACTCCACCCAACCTCCTACCATTTACACAATCAATGCATATTCGTCATGCAGGTTCGATGGAACAACTACGAGGGTAAACGCTGGCGGGACTTCAACGGGGACAGGGACGCCGGGAGGCGCTACAAATACCGGGATTTCATTAACAGCGATAAATACAGCGGCCTATGACTGATTGATCGTTTTGAGCGATCAATAACAGATAATTGATCTATCTAATCAATTATACCCGCCTCTTTCATGTTGGTATTGTCTAAGTTCATGAATACCTTGGGATACCATCACATGAATAAGCTACTCATCTGCATGGCTGGGGCTGTCATGCTTTCTGGCTGCGCTGGCGTACTTGAGAAACAGGAGCCAGTTTGCAGCGGCACAGCCATCGTTGGCGGTCAGGAAAATACGGTTCAAATTTACGGCGTTCGCAAACAAAACAACCAGACACAGTACCGAGCCGGATACCCTTTCAACTGGCGCTGGGTAAGTGCGAACACATTCACTGACACCACCTGCAAATAACCAACCATTTTTAAATAACAACCTCGCTCTGGCGGGGTTTTTTATTGCCTGGAGAAAATATGATTTATAACACCGGCACAATCGCCATAAATGGAAATACCGCAACCGGCACAGGCACAAATTGGACAGCACCCTCCAGCCAGGTTCGCGCTGGCCAGACGATTATCGTCATGTCTAACCCGGTCCAGATGTTCCAGATTTCAGCAGTAAACAGCGCCACGTCCATGACGGTAACGCCTGCTGCTTCCCCGGCGCTGAGCGGCCAGAAGTACGGCATTCTGGTATCAGACAATATCTCTGTCGATGGCCTGGCGCAGGCGATGTCTCAGCTCATCAAAGACTACGACGAGAATATCGGTGCGTGGGAGACGTTTGCCACAACCACGGCAAACCAGAGCATCACTGTCACCATCAACGGCAAGGCAGTAACCATTCCAGCGATCGGCAAGTTACTGCAGAAAGGAAGCAATGGTGCACTTGCTGTCACAGACGGCGGTACCGGCGCAACGAAGGCAGAAGACGCTCGCACAAACCTCGGTTTGGGAGACAGCGCGACGAAGACCGTCGGAACCGCTACGGGGAACGTTATGCAGGTGGGGGCTTTTGGGCTGGGAGTTCAAAATACTCTGTATATGGATGCGACCGGAAACTCAGTTTCATCCTTACTATCAATACAGGGTGGAACTGAGCACAATCCCGCTGGTACAACGGGAGTAACAGTTCTCCACATCCCCCAGGGATCATATGGCTCTGATTTTGCCATTACCGCAGGAGGTAAAGCCCGTGGTTTTATACGTACCTATGGTAATTCTCAGGGAGGGACATGGTCAGAGCTGTATTCAACAACAAACACGACAAAAGCCAGCGATGGCACACTCAAAGCGGCTTCACCAGTTGCTCGTATAGTGAAATCGCAGGAGGAAAACCAGCGTAGAGATATTGATGAGGACGGCTTTACCTGGTGTGGTTGTGGTGCCTCTAATAGGGAGGCTGAAGGAATCAGCATCTCTCGTCTCGATACTGGCGTATATGTGCTTGCCGGCTCTGCAGGTCTGGCATCTGAAGGGTGGCAACTACTCCCGCCGATGGACCCCGGTGGCATGGGTGAGCTGGGTGTTATTGAGGCAGAAGAAACGGGAAGCGGCATGATCACCATTCGACTCTATAAGCGCAAATACATGCTTAGCAATGAAGGTGAGATCGTTAAAACTAAAGGTGAACCGATGGACGTACCTGAGAACAGCTGGATCGATGTTCGTCTGGATATGCCCAACGATTCTATGTTTAACCAGCGGATGAGTCAGGAGCTGCAGCTTTAGTTTCTCCCTCTAATGTTCTGATGCGGACTGAAAGAGCTTTGATTGCCGCCAGCGCATCGAGCACCAATGGGTTCAGGTCGAGTGTCATTTTCCCTGATTCCTCCGCTGAGTGAACATACTGCGGATCTATCATTTCGAGCTCCTGGGCGATGACACCGCGGCGAATCGTTTTATCCTCATCCGCCAGGTAATAGAAAGTTTTAAAATCCATTGCCTCAATGTTTGAAAGCGACTCGTTTAAATCAAGATCCCCCGTTACTTTTTTGAAGTTAATGTCTGACGTTCCAGAGGCCTGGTAAAGTGTCCACGGTACATCGGTTTTTGGCGTTTGAGGGTTTGTGTTTGTCAAAAATCGGCTGTACCCCGCACCGTTAGATGTTACCCACATTTGCGCAATTCGCTGCGTATTGTAAGAACTTTGATAACCACAACCATTGGCTGGAGCCCACAGAGTTAAACCATCAGCGTCACTGATAAAAGATGCATTAGCATCGTTTGGCTTATTCTGCTGAGGTGAACCTAGCCCAAAAGCCCCCACCTGCATGACGTTCCCAGCAGCGGTTCCGACATCCTTCGTGGCACTACTTCCTAAACCGACGTTTTATAGATTGCCTCTCAAGTGTCTGGTCGATAACTTCACCTCATTTTTTTTATGAAAAATGGTGGATGAAAAATATGCAGATTGGCTATGTCCGGGTGTCAACAAATGACCAAAATACTGATCTCCAGCGGCAGGCACTTGAACGCGCAGGATGTGAGCAGATTTTTGAGGAAAAAATGAGCGGAACCGTTGCTAATCGCCCTGCACTCAAAAGACTTCTTCGGGCGTTAAACGAAGGCGATACGTTGGTGGTCTGGAAGCTGGATCGACTGGGAAGAAGTATGCGGAATCTTGTCCTTCTGGTAGACGAATTGCGGCAGCGCGGTATTCATTTTCGTAGCCTCACCGACAGCATAGACACTTCCAGCCCCATGGGCCGATTCATCTTCCATATCATGTCCGCGCTTGCGGAAATGGAAAGGGAACTGATCGTCGAGAGAACGCGCGCTGGCCTTGCCGCTGCGAGAGAAAAGGGAAGGGTTGGCGGTCGTCGCCCAAAATTGACTTCCGAGCAATGGGCACAAGCCGGACGACTCGTTGCGAACGGCATCGACCGTAAGCAAGTCGCTTTAATTTACGACGTAGCAGTCTGCACACTGTACAAAAAATTCCCGGCAGGAAAGCCGGATGGCGCCGAACTGTAGGCGGGAGGAAAAATTTACAAAAACATATTTGTCGATGCATGAGAAGGTTACGGGCAAACCGCTTAAGCCTTAATCAGCCAGCTTCATAGCGCACCTTGATCAGAATTTTCCATTCAACTACTGTATATAAAAACAGTATTGAGGCGTGCATTATGAAGTTGTACAGACCAGCAGAGTTACGTGAAGTCATTGCTATTCCGCTTTTCAGCGACTTAGTGCAATGTGGATTTCCCAGCCCGGCAGCGGATTACGTCGAGCAACGTATCGATCTCAATGAATTGATGATCCAACACCCGAGTTCAACCTACTTTCTGAAGGCTGCCGGGGACTCGATGATCGATGCGGGAATTGGTGATGGTGATCTGCTGGTGGTGGACAGCTCCATCACAGCAGATCATGGAGATATTGTGATCGCCGCAGTGGAAGGGGAGTTCACTGTAAAACGCCTGCAGCTTCGACCGACTGTCCAACTCAACCCAATGAACAGCGCTTACAGCCCGATCATTGTGGGCAGTGAAGATACCCTGGACGTTTTTGGCGTCGTGACTTTCATCGTTAAATCGGCGAGCTGA